GGCATACGAGATACGAATTCGTGACTGGAGTTCAGACGTGTGCTCTTCCGATCTATGACGAGAACGACGCGCAGGAACAGGCTGACAAGCTGGCAGAGATGCAGAAACAGATTGAAGCCCTGACTGCCGACAAGGAAAACCTCGTCAAGGAAAAGACCCTTGCATCTTACCGTGAAAAGTTTGTTGCACAGGGTTATGACGCTGAACTTGCCAACAAGGCTGCATCTGCACTGGCTGACGGTGACATGGACAAAGTGTTTAAGTTCCAGTCGGAGTTTATGACCGCTCACGACACCGCATACAAGGCTTCTCTGCTGAAGGATATGCCCACACCTCCGGGCGCGGATGGCAATGGTGACGGCGCAGATAGCGCAGGTGTTTCCTTTGCTAAACGCTTTGCGAAGGAGCGTGCAGACGCAAACAAGGCATCGAGTGACGCAATGACTGCTTTCCATTAAGGAGGAAAACATGAAGTACACCAATACTCCGGTATCGGCTCCTGAAAGCACTATTCTGGCTGCTGATACCTACGTTGCCATTCCCTTTACCGTCAAGGAGACCAATGCTGTTCCGGCTGGTTATCCTATGGCAAAGACTGGCCTGAAAGCTGCTGCCACTACTGGCACCAGTGCTGCTGATGCGGCTACCGATGCCATTGGCATTTTGCTGCACACCGTTGACCCTGCCGTCAACCCCAATGGCGCACTGCTGATTCAGGGCGTTATTGATGTGGACAAGGCAAAGCTGTCTGGCTTTACCTATTCCGCAAACGATATTGCCGCTCTGAAAAAGGCTGTTCCTGCCGTTTTCTGCCGTACCGATGTTGGCGCAAAGAGCGAGTAAGGAGGACTAAATTATGGCACTGAATCTGAATGAGATCTTCTCCCCTGCTGCGATTGCCGCCTACTGGACGAATGACCCGACCAATGCGCAGCCCTATGCTTCTGATGCTCTGTTCCCTGCCCGTAAGAAGGTCAGCATGGAACTGAAATGGCTTCGTGGTCACAAGGGCGTTGGCGTTTCGCTGAAGCCTAGCGTGTTCGACACTAAGGCTACGTTCCGTACTCGTCAGGGCATCAAGATGACCGAGACCAATATGCCGTTCTTCCGTGAGGGAACTCACATTGACGAGGAAGACCGCCGCAAGATTATCTCTGTTTTGGCTACTAATCAGGAGTTTGCGGCAGACGTTATCAATCGTGTCTACGATGATACCGCACAGCTTATTACCGGTGCTCGCATTGTGCCTGAGCGAATGGTGTGGCAGCTTCTGGCTCCTAAGGCTGGAAAGCCCGGCATCTCCATCGAATCCAACGGCGTAAGTTACGTCTACGATTACGACCCTGACGGCACTTGGCAGCGGTCCAATTACAAGGCTCTGACTACCAAGGAGAAGTGGGATGCTCCTACTACTGCAACCCCCATCGCCACGATGACCACTGCCGCAAACACCGTGCTGGCAAACACTGGTGAGATTATCACCGATGCCTACATGAACACCAACACTTTCCACAAGATGATTGCTGCGGATGAAATCAAGAACCGGTTCCTGACGGTTATGAAGACCGCCACCGCTGTGCTGGTTGATTCCGAAGCACGTTCCGTTGTCGAAAGCGCATCCGGTATTCGTATCCATCTGTACGACAAGATGTTTAAGCCGGAGGAGACCGCCGCTGCCGAAAAGTATTTGCCTGATGGCTATGTCGTGCTGGCTCCTTCTGGCTCTCTGGGCAATATGTACTATGTTGCCACCCCTGAGGAAGCCGACTTGATGGCTGGCATCTCCAACGCACAGGTTTCCGTTGTGAACACTGGCGTTGCTGTTACCACCGAGCAGACCGTGCATCCTGTCAATACCAACATTTACGTCTCCGAAATCGTCCTGCCGTCCTTTGAGCGCATGGACGCTGTGTACTGCATTAAGGCTTACTAAGGCGAAAGGAGGAAAGCAGCATGGGAGACCAGTATTCCGAAGCGGCAGTCAAGCTAGGACAGTACATCGCCCCGGCACTTGATCGTGGAATCACGGACGAGGACTACCCACTCTTCGACCTGCTGCTTGATTTTGCCAAAGACAAGATATTTGCACAGGGCTACCCATTTGGTAACAGACCGGACGAGCTGCCTTTGCAGTATCAGTCGTTGCAGATACGCATTGCAGCGGAACTGTACAACCACATCGGCGCAAACGGACAAACGAGCTATACCAACAACGGCATTACTCGTGTGTGGGAAAGCTCTGATGTGGCGCAGTCCCTGCTGAATGAAGTGGTTCCGAGAGTAGGTGTTATCGGCTGATGTTCAATGGTAGCCCGCTGGATAAACGCCCGCTATGGTATTCAAACCCGGTTGGCGAGAAAACACCTGTTGTGGACGAGTGGGGCAACGAAACCGGCGAGACATCGCAGACGTGGAGTGACCCCGCAAAGCTGATGCTGAACGTCAGCCCGCCTACTGGTTCTGCGGAAGCAAGCCCTTTTGGCGCGTTCACGGATTATAGCTACGTTGTTAGTTCGTCCAGCAAGAAGCGCAATACCCCGCTTTATGAAGGCACACACGTCTGGTTTCAGACGGATGTTTCAAAGCCCTTTAATTACATTGTGGTCAAGGTCGCAGAGCATATCACGGACACACTGTATGCGCTGAAAGAGGTGGCTGCAAGTGAAAATTAAAGTGAGGTTGAGCGATGCCGGACTTCGTGATGCGGAACGTCAGATACAGGAGTACAAGGCCATCCTGAACAGAAAGGCTAGAGCACTTGCTTTTCGCCTTTCTTGGCTAGGTTTTGAGGTTGCAAAGATACGTTTTGAGAACGCTGAGTATGCTGGCTCCAACGATGTAAAGTGCCACATCAACCAAAAAGACAAAACCTGCACCATCGTTGCAGAAGGTAAGGCGGTTGCTCACATTGAGTTTGGTACTGGTGTTACGCATCAAGGCTGGGGTGCTGCCGGAACGGTCGGTCCGCTCCCTTTGCCTGACAACATTGGCGAGCACGGCACATACGGCAAGGAAAACGGCAAGCACAAGCGCTGGTACTACTACGGTGAATCTGGCAATGCCGGTACGCCTGTCAAGGAAGTAGATGGCAAAGGTCAGCTGAACTACACCAGCGGTAACGATGCAGCTATGGCTATGTGGGGAGCTGTTGAAGAAATGGCTTCTCAGGTCGAAGCAACGTGGAGGGAGGTTTGGAGTAGTTGATTGATTATTTCAATCCCATCTTCACGGCTATTGCTATGGAACTGCGAAAGCAAGTTCCCGGCATCTTTGTTACCGGCGAAATCAACGACAGCAACGTCAAGAAGTTTCCGTGTGTGCAGATAGAGGAAAACAGCAATTTGCCTGTGCACATTGATTCTGCCCGGCACAGCAAGTACGCTGCCGTATCCCTTCGTGTCCGTGTCTACTCCAACAAGGAAACCGGACGCATTGCAGAAGCGCGTTCTATCACAGGAATCGTGGATTCTGTTCTTGAATCGCTTAACTTTCATCGCAAGTCGTTTGCCCCGTTGAATGGGCTGTATAACAATTCCGTCTACCGGATTGAGTGCAGCTACGGGGCAACAATCGGGGAGGACGGAATGATTTACCGAAATTAAGGAGGTAAACATTCTATGAGTATTGCTATCTCCGGTCTGAACACTACCCTTTACTGTGGCGAATCCGCTTCCGCTCTGACGAAGCTGTGCGACATCAAGGATGTGCCCGACCTGATCTCCGACCCGAACCTTCTGGATGCAACCACCCTGTCTGATGGTATGCAGAAGCAGATTTTTGGCATCGTTCAGGCTGATACCAAAGCCTTTACCGCCAACTACAACAAGACCGACTACGCCGCCGTCAAGGCTGCTGGCTATGACGATACCTCCGAGAGCAACGTGGACAAGTATTACGCTCTGAAGATGCAGGATGGTTCCGGCTTCACTTGGCAGGGTATGCATCAGGTCGGTCTGTCCGGCTTTGGTGTGGACGAGGTCGTGGAGATGACCATCAACTGCATTTTCCACTCCACCCCGAAGTTCAGCGAGAGCCTGACCGTCAACGGCGGCTAATCCGCACAAATCGAATAAATCAAAATGGGCAGAACTGAACAATGGATTTGGTTCTGCCCCTATTTATAAAGGAGAGCACTTATTATGGCTGCTAAGGTTATCAACTTTCATTCCCCCGATGGCAAGAACACTTATGAGCTGACTTTCACCCGCGAGAGTGCCGAAGCCACTGAGCGCAACGGCTTCCAGATTTACGAGTTCTCCAACGGCATCAACCCCATCAAGAACACCTCTGCTCTGTTCTATGGTGCGTTCCTTGCCCGCAACAAGGGCATCAAGCGCAAGCTGGTCGATGATATGCTTGCACACATCGAGGACAAGGAAGGTCTGATGGCTGCCCTGATGGAGATGTACGCAGATTCTATCAAGGCTCTGGTTGCCACCGATGAAGAGGACAAGACCGCAAAAAACGCAACGTGGGAGATTGTGTAACCTCACAGTCTCAAGAATCGGACAGCCACACAGAGCCATTTTCTGTGTCGAAGCTGTTCCACGATGTAGAAGCCTATTACATCTCCATTGGCATGACCTATGACCAGTTCTGGCGCGATGACGTCTGGCTTGCAAAGGTTTACCGGGACGCGGAAGAACTACGCGCCCGCAGAGCCAACGTTGAAGCGTGGAGAAACGGCTTCTACACAGCATCTGCGCTTTCCTCTACGGTTGGCAATATGTTCCGTAAGAAAGGGTCTAGCCCCATCAAGTACATGGATAGACCGATTCCTCTCACCCAGAAAGAGCAGGACGAGTACGAATACCAACGCGCATTGGAAGCGCAAGAACGCATCAAGAGGGCGATGTTCTCTATGATGAATCAGAAGGACGGTGGTAGCAATGGCTGATGTTGATATTACTAGCTTATCCGTAGAGATTTCTGCGGAATCGCAGGGTGCGGAACTCAACCTAGACAAGCTTACCACTGCCATTTCCAATCTTCGGACAAAAGGCAGCGTTGGCAAGGTCTGCACAAGCCTTGACAAGCTGTCTAGTTCCATTGCCGCGCTGAAACAGGCGTCTGCTGGTATTTCCGGTCTGGATAAGGTCACAAACTTCCTGAACGGCATCTCTTCCGTCAACACAACTGCTGGCGTGAAGGGCGTTAACTCCGTTGTAAATGCCATCAAGAAGATTCCCAATGCGGTGTCTGCTTTGAATGGCGTGGACTTCTACTCCATGTCCGGTAGCATCACACAGTTGACGAACGCTCTTGCGCCCTTATCCATTCTTGATATTTCTGGTCTGAAATCACTTGGCAGCGCGTTCAAGGCAATTGGCACTGTGCCCGATCTGACCGAAAAGCTGAAAGCGGCAGACCTTGATTCTTTTGCTGATTCTTGCCGGAAGATATCTACTGCGCTCACTCCCCTTGCATCTCAGCTTGAAAAGGTAGGCAATGCTTTTGCAAAGTTGCCCCCGCAGTTGAGCAAGGTTGTGACACAGGCAAACCGTGTGACCGCTGCCAACGAACGGCAGAAGAAAAGCTACATGAGCCTTTCCAGCCAGATGAACAGCTTCATGCGGAATATGGCAAAGCTGGTCTCGCTGAAAGCCATTGCAACCTATCTTGGCAACGCAGCGGAGAAGTTCAATAGCTACTATGAAGCTGCAAACCTGTTTGGCGTGTCCATGAAAGGGCTGACCGGTGAAGCAAGCACGTTCATCAACAAGATGGAGACTCTGCTTGGCATCGACCCCACCGAAGCCATGAACAACATGGCAACGATTCAAGGTCTGACTACCTCGTTTGGTATGGCAAACGACAAGGCGTATGTGTTGTCGAAGAACCTGACGCAGCTTGGCTATGACCTTGCTTCTTTGAAGAACATCCCTGTTGCTGAATCCTTTACGAAGATTCAGGCTGCTATCTCCGGCGAACTTGAGCCTATTCGCCGTCTTGGCGTTGACCTGTCACAGGCACGGTTACAACAGGAACTGCTTAATCTTGGCTATTCGCAGAGCGTTTCTACCCTGTCTCAGGCTGACAAGGCTGTTCTGCGGTACATTGCCATCATGAAGCAGACTACCGATGCACAGGGCGATTTTGCCCGCACTCTGTCCAGCCCTGCAAACATGATTCGTATCTTGCAAGCACAGCTGAACAGTCTGGCTCGTTCTGTTGGTTCTCTGCTCTACCCTGCTCTGAAATCTATCCTTCCCCCGCTGATCGCTGCCGTTGAGTTGGTCAAGGAACTGGTCACCGGCATTGCATCCCTGATGGGCGTGAAGGTGGAGTTCCCCGATTTTAGCAGCGCAAGCGATGCTGTTGGTGGTGTCACGGACGCACTAGACAATACCACTAAGGCGACCGGCAAGGCTTCAAAGGCGTTCAAGAACTACATCATGGGCTTTGATGAACTGAACGTCATCCAGAAAAACGCCGATTCTTCCGGTGGCTCTGGCTCTGGTTCTGGTGCAACCGGAAACCTCTTGGGCGATGTAGACCTGTCCGGCTACGATATGTTCAAGCAGTACAATGAAAATTTTGCAAGGCAGATTGATAGTCTCAAGCAGAAAATCAAAGATATGCTGCCCGCTATCGGTGCTGTTACTGCTGCGCTTGCTCTGTGGAAAATCGTGGACTTCTTAACTGATGTTTCCACTGCTATCGCAAAAATGACAGAACTGCAAAAACTTGCATTGTCAATTGCGACAGTCGTTATTGAAGCAACACTGGTATTCAATTTCGCAAAGGGCTACGCTTCTAACGGAAATCCGCTTGAACTTTTAGGTGAAATCGTAACCGCTGCACTCGGCTCGTTTGTGCTTTGGCGCACGATTGGTGCAGATGGCATCACGCTTGGCATGGGCGTTGCGTTTGTGGCAAGCCTTGCTGGTCTCACTTATGCGCTTAAAACCGGTTCTGCAAAAATCGACAGTCCGAGCACATGGATTCAAGGTGTTCTGTCTACTGCTTTTGGCTCGATAACCGGTATTACGCTTTTGACCAATCTTGGCTTTGGCGGTGCTGCTGCCGCTGCGGTTTCTATCAGCCTTGCAGCAATCGTTACGTTGGCTGGTATCACCTACGGTGCAACTAAGAGCGGGCAACTCTTTGAAGGCTCTTTCACTGACAAGCTGCTTAAAACCGTTATGGGCGCTATCGGCGCTGCTCTTGGCGCTGGTGCTGCGCTTTTGCTTGGAGCGTCTTTGCCGGTCACTGGCTTTGCCGCTGGTATCGGAATGACCCTTGCGGTAATCATCAACAAGGTTGCAGTGAAGTTTGGCAAAAGCGGAAACAGCGTTGACGCTATGAGTGGTGCCGATGCAGGCATCAACAAAATTGACGCATGGTTTCAAGAAAAGGTTGCCGGGTTAAAAGAAAACTGGGAAAAGTCGCTTTCAAGTCTTGGAGAAGCTTTTGGAATCCTTCGCTTAAACCTCGACCAAGCAAGCGCAGACCTGAATGACTGGTTCGTAGATGTTGGCGTCTGGTGGGACGAGAAATGGGATGGTTTCAGCACCAACTTCCAAAAATCTTGGGACAGCTTGCCTGATTATGTCCGGCATCCCATTAAATCGCTCAACGAAGCAAGCGATGATTTGAACTATTGGTTTGTTGGCGTAGGCGTCTGGTGGGACGAGAAGTGGAAAGGCTTCAAGAAAAACTGGGATGACGCTTGGAACAGCCTTGTGGACACTTTAAAAAAACTGCCACAGAAGTTCCTTGACTACGGCAAGAACATCGTTCAGGGCTTAATTGACGGCATCAACAAAGGTATCGAAAGTGCCAAAAAGTCTGTCGGCGGTCTTGCAAAGGCTATCCTTGATAAGTTCACTACAGATACCGGCATCCACTCCCCTTCCAAAGTTTTCAAGGGCTACGGTGTCTACCTCATAGAAGGTCTTGTAAACGGTATCTCCGCTGCCAAAGACCTTGCGGTGAACGCTATCCAGTCCGTGTCTGATGCGGTAAAGACCATCGGCTCTCAGCTGGCAAGCGAGAACTACGGTCTGGGCAACGGCTCCATCAGCCTGTCCATTGACGCAAGCGGAAAGTCCATGATGGAAACCGCAAACGCGCTGAAACGCACGATGCGCACTACCAATGACAGCTTTGGCGGTTGGTTCAAGAAGATGAAAACCGACTTGAACGATTTCACAGAGGGCATCAATGCTGTTACTAAGGCAGGCAAAGACATCTCCAACGGCTTCAAATCTTCCATTGACACGCTTGCCGCTGCATCGAAGTCCATTCTGAACACGCATGATGGTTTTGTGAGCGCTGTCTCTGATATCCGGTCTTTTGTGAAAAAGAGCGTTGCAGAGATTGAAAACGAGTACCAGTACAACGGCTTCTTTGGCGCTGCCGGTCTTGCCATCAAAAAGGCGTTTGAGGGCGTGTACCTTGTTTTTGACAAGGTCTCTACTGCTATCAAGAACGTGTCTGACACCATCGATAGTGTGAAGAACGTTATTACCACCTTTAATGACCTGAAAACCAAAGTTGGCGAGGTCATCGACCAAGTTCCCGCTTTGAAAAAGGCGTATGGTGGGCTGAAATCCTTCTTCAGCGATTTGTTCAGCAAAGACGGCGGCATAGGGAAAATTGTTTCTGATGGTTTTGACTTTATCAAAACGCAGGCAGAGGGCGTTATCTCTTGGATAAAGAACAAATTTTCCGGTTCCGGTTCTTCTGGAGATAAGGCGAACTCTTTGCCGGGCGTTGGCGCACTTGGAGCTACCAAGCTTCCTGCAGGGACTGGTTCTCTCGGCATCGGTACGGCTGTCACGCTTGGCGTTTCTGGCGGCATCCAGTGGTGGAAGGACATGATCGGAACATGGAAGGATTCTGACAAGTCCGCTGGCACGAAGGTTCTTGAATCCATTAAGCACACCCTTTGGGATTTGTCCCCGATCGGAGCGCTTGTGAATCTCGGCAAGAAGATTTTCGGCTTTGCAAGTGGCGGTTTCCCCGATGCTGGCCAGCTGTTCATTGCCCGCGAAGCCGGTGCAGAGATGGTCGGCTCTCTGGGCGGTCACACGGCAGTTGCCAACAATGACCAAATCGTTGAGGGCATCCGCGAAGGTGTTGAAGCTGCAATGGAGCGTCAGAACCAGCTGCTGCGCCGTCAGAACGAACTGTTGCAGGCTCTGCTTGAGAAGGAAGGAAGCGCGGAAATTAACGTTTCCAGCTTCTATCAGGCGGTCAACAGAACGAACCAGCGCAACGGCAAAACAATTATCCCGGTAGGAACTTAAAGGAGGGGCATTTATGGAACTTGACCAGTACAATCCGATTCGGAGCGTGGATGGGCAGTATCTTAAATGCCCCTCTTCTTATCAGTGGCGGTTGCAGGACATTTCAGCGTCCGATGCCGGGCGCACCGAAGATAACAAGATGGACAAGAAACGTCTTGGTCAGTGCGTCAAGCTGGAACTGGAATGGAAGTACACCACGATAAAAGAAGCCGCTGCCATCCTGAAAGCGTTCAACCCGGAATACATCAACGTCACCTACCTTGACGCGATGGCTGGCGAGTGGAAAACCAGCGAGTTCTACGTTGGCGACCGTGCCGTGCCGATGTACAATTCGCGGATGAACCGCTGGGAAGGAATATCCTTTAACATCATCGAAAGGGCTGCACACTGATGGTCAACGTATCGCAAGACATCATAAAATCCTTTAACGAGGGCAATCAACAGACTGCTCTTATTGAGGTTACCGCTGGCAGCAAGACGTTCACCATCACCGAAGCAGACATCATTCAGGGCGGGTTGAAGATTGACCGGTACTGCGTTACCAACAGTAAAATCGAGGTCGGCTCTGCGGTGGCGTCCGAACTGTCCTTAAAGCTGCGGAACTACGATGGCAAGTTCAACGATGTTTCCTTTGAGGGCGCTGTCCTGAACGTCAAAATCGGCATCCACGCATCCAACACCTCTGAACTGGGCAAATTTATTCTTGGCAAGTCTGTTCTTGGCTTTGCAAAGGGTCTTGGAAACTTTATTCTCGGCACCGGTCGGCTTGGCGATTATAACGTTGACACGGAGGTTTACTGGGTTCCCTGCGGTCTGTTCATCGTGGACACACCGCCACGCAAGCTGAGCACAATAAGCATCTCTGCACTGGATTACATGGTCTTGTTTGACCGCGAGGTGAACGCTTCTGCGCTCTCCTTCCCTATCCACGTTGATGCGTTTATTCAAAAAATCTGCTCCATCTGCAACGTCACACTTGCAACGGACGTTTCGGTGCTGCCAAACCACTATTTTAGCATCGGTGGTCTGCCGGACACCAACCAGAAACTGACATACCGCCAGCTTTTGCAATGGTGTGCGCAGCTTACCGGCACTTGTGCATTCATGGATGGCAGCGGACGGCTTGTGCTAAAATGGTACGAGCAGACCGGCGTGACCATTACCGCAAGTGAGCGCTATTCCAGTGATATGTTGGAGAACGACATCACCATTACTGGCTTCACTTGTGACGATGGCAACGGCAACACCTACCTGTCCGGCACGGCAGATTATACGCTTGACCTAAGTGACTGCGGTTTCCTGACCAACGCCTACGATGGCGTTTTGAAGGAGTTGCAAACCGCACGCGGCGGGTTCGCTTACCGCCCATACAGCGCCACCATCAAGTCTGCGCCCTATCTGTTCCCGCTGGACATGATTCGCTACAAGGACAAGGGCGGCGTTGTGCACGATACCATTGTGACCAACGTTACACTGGCTTTGAACTGCAACACAACGATTTCCGGTGCGGGCGAAACAGTTACAAGTTCTTCCTACGCTCAGTCCACAAGCGGCGTTACGAGCCAACAGGCGGCAACGGACAGAGTAAATCTGGAAAAGATAAACCAGCGTGCAACAAAAGAAGAGCTTTATAGCATGATGACGTTCACCCCTGAAAATGGGCTGGTCATCACTCGCAGCAACTGGGAAAGTAAGGTTCAAATCACTGGAGACAACATACGAGTAGTTCGCGGCAACAATCAGGTAATTATAAGTGATAGCGGAATTTCTATTACCGATGGAAACGGAAGCTGCTCCATCAATTCTGGAAAGATTACGTTTTCCGGCATTCGACAGGATAAGATTTGGGAAAATGGCGACCCAAGTAGTGGCATTGGAGACGGTGCTATAATCTGCAACGATGGTCGATTGAACCCGTATTCTGCTATCGTGATTGGATTTGGCGAATATTACGTTGGTTTAGACGGTAGCGGAGTAAATGGAAGTGACTTGCAGTATACTGTTTTCCCAATCAATAATATTTGGTCAATTGCAAGCAGAGTGTGGGATAATCCAAGAGTGCGAAGGGTTCACGTTTCGCACAGCGGAATTACGTTTGGACAGGGTGGATATTACACAACAAATTTAACAGGTATCGGCGTAAAGTTCAATAAACACGACACTTGCTGCGTTCCATGTGCCGTTTACGGTTTGATGTAAAGGAGCTTTTAAAATGTACATGATTACATATAAAGAGGATGGAACCATTATGAGCGTTGGAAGCGTTGACCCGGCATACAATGCAACACCAGTTCCGACTGGTGTCTTATATATGGAAAGCATCCCAGACGGACGACCTTTCTTGCGAACCTATAAAATCCAAAACGGACACTTGGTTTATTCGCCTACTACTGACGAACAGGAGGAATCTTGACTATGAGCTATCAGAAGCAGGACTTTTCAAACGGTGAAGTGCTTACCGCTGCTCAGCTGAATCACATGGAAAACGGCATCGCTGACGCTGAATCCGCTGCCAACGCAACGAAAACCTTTGTCGATAAGATCATCGACCCCACCCTCTCCGTCTCCGGCAAGGCGGCGGATGCGGCGAAGGTGGGGGAAGTGGTCGGGCGGATAAAGGAAGATTTAGGAGATATTGCTGGTGTATTGGATTCCGGATACGTAGACGTTGAAAATTATATCTTGAGAGGTGTACGCGAAAACGAAACTGTTGAATCTAATACTATGCTGTTGTCTCCGGTCTTTGATGTAAGGGATTATTTGGAAACAGATTTTGAAATTTCAGGCGAGCCTGATATAAGAATTGTCTTATCAAAAACAGCAGACGCTCAAACAAATTTGCATTCGTATGGTTGGAACAAAAAGGTTACATTATCAAACACACACGAGGTAATAAATGGCTATCATTACGGACGAATCAATGTAAACACAAAAACAAAAAACGCATCAAAGGATGCCGCTATAAAAATAATCGAAAATGTATTTATATGCGATAATCCTGCTTTTAATAGAAAAATAGGGAAAAAAGATATAAATAAGCTCAACGAAGAAATCACTTCCTTAAAATCGCCCAAAAATAGTAGAGGGAAGGCGTTAAGTTTTGAGCTTCTTCCTGTAAATAGTAACGGAACATATAGATTCAATTCTTCGTCATTCATTCAAGATAATACGGTTGTTTATAACAAATACCAGTATGCGATTGTCGTAAATGAAGAAAAAAATCCTATTATCCTCAAAAGAAGTTATCCCAATGGAAAATGGGATACGTTTGATTTGAGTAAAATTTCTGGAAACCCATTAGATTGTCCGACAGAAAACGACCAGCACAATACGTACGCACTTGCTGTCGATAAAAACGGATATATTCATATTGCTGGAAATATGCACGGAAATCCATTACGGTATATTATCTCAAAAAATCCAGAAGATATTGCTTCTTGGGAAACCGGAACAATGATTGGGACACAAGAAGACTCATCTACTTATCCGGTGTTTGTTCTTATGCCAAATCAAGATTTACTATTCTTTTATCGCGATGGCTCAAGCGGCAATGGGAACACATACGTAAATTTATACGATACTGACGAAAAAAAATGGAAAAGGCAATCACAAATTTTTAATGGGTCGGAAACGGATGAAAACGCTTATATTAACCGTGTTGCGGTTGACTACAATACTGGAGATATTCATTTGATGTATTGCTGGCGAAAAACAGGAGCGTCTGATACTAATAATGACATTTGCTATTGTTTGAGCAAAGACGAAGGAAAGACTTGGGGAAAAACCGATGGAACATTATATGATAGACCCATAAAACATTCAACCTCAGAAATTGTTGTTGATACGGAAGATTCAGGCTCTGGGCTTTTGAATCAAAATGGACTTGACGTTGATGCAAACGGAAATCCGCACGGATGTTTTATGATGTACGACAAAAACGGATATACTCAATATTATCATATTTGGTATGACGGTACAGAGTGGCATAATGACAAAATCACAAATTGGGATTATCGTATGGAGTTTAGTGGTGGATTCACGAAGGGGGAAATTTGTAGACCGTCTATCGCGATATCAAAAGAAAATCGTATTTTTGTGATTTATCGCAACTCAAATTTGAGTCAAAATACCTTGCGAATGATGGAAATTTTGCAGGATAGAGTGATTGATTTTGACGTTGTGAAATTGGACTTGCAAAATTATGAGTATACGTTTGACTACAAAACGTTAAAGGATAATGATAAGCTCATATCTATTGTAAGTAATGCTATTGCTGGAGATTGGATTACAAACTCGAGTAAAAAAGAGTGGTGGACTACTCAATATACCGCATTACTGACAATAGATTTAACTCAAATTGATTATCTGATAAGCGGTGCGTATCAGTTGCCCACAATGCAAACAAGAAATATACTGAGTTCTTTTGATTATACATCTGATAGTGAAGATTTTGTCAAAATTCCAAATTTGTCTTTTGTAACCAAAAAAACATCGCAACTTTTTATAAAACTTAATTTGTATGCCAAATCAGCGAACACATTTGTTATCAGCTACAAAAAAGACAACAAAGTGATACAAATAATGTCGATTTCAAAATCTGATGAATATAAGTTCTATTTTACTCCTTGGATTTTAGTACCAAATATTGATGCAGATAAAATAATTGATATATTTGGGAAGGGTAATTGTGATGTTAAAGCTGGAAGTGTAGAGTTTGGCGTAATTGATAACATCTAAATGGGGCTTTATTTGACTATTCACCAACATAACAAAGAAAGGACTGATAACAATGCTCCCTATCATGGACGTTTCCCGCTGGCAAGGCAGCATCGACTGGGACAAGGTCAAGGCAAGCGGCCTTGTCTCCGGTGTGATGCTGCGGGCGCTGGGTAACAGCGCCGAAGACAAGCCCAGCAAGCCGTACATTGACCCCACCTTTGAGCGCAACTACCGCGAGTGCAAGCGGTTGGGCATCCCCTGCGGCGTGTATTACTACTGCAAGGCGGTCACCAAGACCGAAGCAGACGCAGAACTTGCCCTGCTGCGCAAGGTGCTGACCGGCAAGACGGTGCAGTTGCCTGTGGCGGTGGACATCGAGGACAGCTATGTACAAGCCCCGCTGGACGCGCAGACCCTGACGGACATTGCAGCCCACGCGCTGGGCACGGTAGAACGCTGGGGCTTCTACTCCATGCTGTACACCGGGCTGTATTTCGCCCGCGATAACTTGTACATGACCGGCGCTGCGCTGCGCAAGTATGACGTCTGGCTTGCTGCCTGCCTCAGCAAGAAGCCCGAACCGGGCTGGCCGTTTGGTATGTGGCAGTACACCAGCAAGGGCAAGATTTCCGGCGTTGTGGACGCCATACCGGGCAAGGTTTCCGGCGTGGACTTGTCGGTGCCCTACAAGGACTACACCAAAATCATTGCAAAGAAGGGCTTGACCCGTCTCCGGGAGGGCAAATGAGCGAAAAACAGGCTCTCATTTGGGTGCTTGGCATTCTTGGCAGCGTGTGCGCCGCAGCCATCACGCTGGACAAGGTGCTTGACATTATCCACAAGTATCTCAAAAAGGCAAAAGAACCGGACGTCGAACAGGACAAGCGTCTTGACGAGATGGACAAACGTATTAGCGCCATCGAACAGGGGCAGTTGCAGCATGGTGCAGCCCTGACCCGCGACCTTGGGCGATTTACCGAAATTGACGAGGTGAATCGTCTGACGCTGGAAGCCGTTCGTGCCCTGCTGGAATCGCAGCTGACCGGAAACAACGTGGCAGCCATGCAGAAAAGCAAGGCGAAAATTGATAACTACCTGATGGAAGGAGTAACGAAGCATGGAAGCAATCCTTAACACTATTCTCACCCCGCTGCCCGCGTGGCTGGCGCTGGTGCTCATTGTTGTGGGCGCTGTGTCGCTTGTGCTGGGGCTTATCCGTCTGGGCTACGGCGCAGCTGTCAAGACGCTGGTGCTCAACCTCATTGATCAGGCTGAGCGCGAGATTCAGGGCACCAAGCGCGGCGCAGAGCGCAAGGCGTGGTGTGTCAAGATGCTGCGCCACTATCTGAACAACAGCAAGTGGGGCAGAATGGTCTCGTGGGCGATCACGGAAGAGACCATGAGCAAAGTAATTCAGTTTTTCTTTGACCGCGCACGGGCGGCACTGCAAAAGCAGTAAGGAGGATATCATGGCAAGCACTACATACGAGCAACCGTCGCGCTATTACTACGACCAGCGTGCATACCCGATTTTATGGCCAGCGGTGTGTGCCCATTTTGCCAACGGCGGCAAAATGGAACATTACCGTGCCGTGACCGCTCGGGTGCGCAACGCCGGGCAGCTGCCGCAGCCCTTCTGGCTCGGCGTTGCTCATGGCGGCGGCTCGTGTAGTGCTGCCCGCTGCGCTGCAAGGGCTTGACCGACAGCAGATGACCGCCGCCATCAAAAGCGCACCGCTTGGGAGGGTTGACCGAAAGATAGCTCTTTTGCGGTATGTTGAGCGGCTTCCACTGCCGGACATTGCAGCACAGACACATTACAGCCGGACAGCAATAGGCTACCGGCTGAAAGGCATTACAAAAATTTTTGAGTAAGTAAGCCCCCGGTGTTCCGTTTGGAGCATCGGGGGCTTTTTATTTATGCGCAAAACTCTTTTTGCATTGCTGCGCCCATTGCTTGCATGAGGATCGGGTTTTGCTTTAAGGTGTCGTTCAGCACCTTCATAACGACCGCCTGCTTTTCTTCATTGGGAAGGTTCTCAAACTCATCACCAAACATCTTTTTGCAAACCAGAAGTGCGCCCTTCAGAAAATCCATAGTTTCCATTTTTATTTCCTCCATTGTTTTGTTTCCCTTGCTGTAATTATATTATAGCACTGTTTACAGTGTGTGTAAATTGACATTTTCAACAATGTTTATAGTGCTGTATTGTGCATATTTGGCATTGTAAACAGTGCTTTTTTCTGCTATACTAAGGCAAATGAAACGGGAGGTATTTTTATGATTTCTGAAAAGAAAAAGGCATCCAATGCCAAATGGGACAAAGAAAATATGACAAGCTTGGCCTGTCGCGTAAAAAAGGACTACGCGGAAAAGTTTAAGGCAGCGTGCGCAAAGGTCGGGACGACCCCAAATGCCGTATTAAAGCAAGCAGTCGAAGAATTTTTGCAGACGCATACAAAATAACAGCTCAAACCCAAGCGCTCATGCGGATTTTTCCGTGTGGGCGCTTTTCTTTTTTGTCCTTCGTTGTGCGTTCGTTGTCTCTCGTTTTCTGCCGATGCAGTACACTGGATGCGCAAGGAGGGATGTTTTATGAGCTATTATCCGACACCCGGAACGCCCTACGTTCCGCAACAGCCTGTCAATCCTTACGGTGGCATGGGCACGGTGGGTCTTGCCACTCCCCTGCCGAACACGCAGATGCAACAGGCACAGCCGCAGCGTCCGCAACCGATGAATGGGCAGCAGCCTGTTCAGCAGTCGGCACAAGACGGCGGTTGGCTGCTTGGCAGACCGGTTTCCAGCCGGGAGGAGTTTCTGGCGATACCGTCCGACCTGTACGGCAGACCGACCTACTGCCCGGACTTGCGCAGCGGGGTGATCTACTGCAAGCGGCTCAACCCGGACACCTGTGAATCCTATGTGCAGGAGTTTTACAGCCCGGAAGCATGGCGGCAGATGCAAGCACAACAGGCACAGCAGACCGCTGCACCGACACAGCAGTATGTGCCTATTGAGCAGTACAACGCCCTTGTGCATCGGCTGGATGAACTGGAAAAGTGGCAGAAGAGCTTCTCTAAGCCCGCTGCCACCGCGAAGAAAGGAGAATAAGCAATGTCCTCTCCGTTTGATATGATTATCCACAGCCCCATCATGCAGCTGGCAAATCTGGCTCGTGCCGGGCAGAACCCGATGGGACTTATCCAGCAGTTGGGCGGTCAGAGCGCTTCCATCATGCAGGGCTTGAACTTGATTCAGGGAAAAAATGAAGCACAGCTCCGAACAATGGCGCAGAACCTTGCCAAAGAGCGCGGCATCGACCTGAACCAGCTGGCAAGCGTCCTGAACCTGACGCTGCCCCGATAAAGCATCCCTCTAAGCGAAACGCTTCTCAGTTTTGCGGACTTGACAAAAACCGCTTTGATTTGGCTTCGCCCATCGCATACGGCGGTGGGATAGCATAACGCAAAACTGAAAGGAGTTTTGTTATGGACGATTTTGCAACTGGCTATCTGGCTGGGCAGGACGGCGGCAATAACAACGGCGGATTCTTCGGCAACGAGGGTCTGTGGGCGGTTATCATCCTCGCCATCATCTTCGGCTGGGGCCGTAACGGCTTCGGCGGTAACGGTGGGGACAACGGCATGAACAGCTACATCCCTTATCTGGTCGGCACTGGTGCAACTGGGCAGGGCGGCGCAGACACTCGTGCGGCTCTGTCTGAGGGCTTCTACCAGCAGGATACCTCCCGTTCTCTGGCTGGCATCCAGAACGGCATCTGCACTCTGGGCTATGACCAGCTGGCACAGATGAACGGCGTCAACACCAACATCGCGAACGGCTTTGCAGGCGTGAACAGCGCCATCTGTCAGCTTGGCTACCAGAACGCACAGCTGGTGAACGGCCTGGAACGCAGCGTGTCCAACGGCGACAACGCCATCAGCCTTGCCATCATGCAGGAGGGCAACGCTCGGCAGGCTGGTCAGACCGCACTTGCCACGCAGCTTGCATCTTGCTGCTGCGAGAACAAGCAGCTCATCGGCGACCTGAAGTACACCATCGCAACGGAGGACTGCGCTACCCGTCAGGCTATCGCAGACAACGCCCGCGCCATCGTGGACAACTGTAACGCTAACTTCCGCAGCATGATGGACTACTTCACGCAGGACAAGATTGCCACTCTGACCGCTGAGAACCAGAACCTCAAGTTCGCCGCTTCTCAGGATCGTCAGAATGCGCTTCTGACCACCGTGATGTCCCAGCAGACTGATACCATCCTGAACCGGGTCAATCCTCGTCCGATTCCCGCTTATCAGGTGGCAAATCCCAACGTAGGCGTGAACTGCTGCGGCTGCTGCTAACCAACACACTCCCCGATAACACCGGGTGAACCATCGGGGCAGGGGTAAGACACCTCTGCCCCTGATTTTTTAGGAGGAAAACATTATGGCTTGCAAAACAAGCTGCCGGCTGTGCCCGCACCTCGTCATCTCGGATGCGGTGACGTTCGCCAATGACACGCTGACCATCAATATCCCTGCTGGCGCATACCAGAACGGAGAGCGTTATTGCATTGTGGTTGCCCAGAGCATCCCGGACACGACCACCATCAACGCCCCTGTGGTCATCACCATCGGTGCAGGCACTACCGCATACCCTCTGACCGACTGCAACTGCGCTCAGGCAACCGCTGAGAGCATCCACACTCGCACCCGCTACGCCACCCGCGTGGCAACGTCCGCCACCGGCACAGGCACGTTCAAGTATCTTGGCTGCTTCTGCCGTTCTCACGCCGGTGCGCCTGCGTCCATTTCTTGAGGAGGTGTAGATTATGGGCAAGACTAATTTTCGCCGCATGATGATGCTCCGTGACCACGACAAAGACCGTGAGCCGGAACGCGACCGTCTTGAAGAAGAGCGTGACCGCAGGGAACGTGAGATGGAACGCCGTCTGCGTAAGCTGGAGAACGGCAACGACCGCCACTCCTACTATCCGCAGGAGGAGAACCGCTACATTGACCCCTACCCTGTCCCCCGCTACCCTGACGTAGAGTATGGGCGCAGAATGCCGCAAATCGGCTTCTCGCAGAACGGCGACTGGGACAAGCGGTCTGGTCAGTATGAGCGTGGCGGTGCAGACAGCCGCTCCATCAAGATGCCGCGCCAGCACCTTACCCACGATAAAGCGGAGGAATGGTGCGACAGCATGGTGAACGCTGACGGCACAAAGGGCTGTCACTGGACGCTGGAACAGACGCAGGATGTTGCCAAACAGCGCAACATCAACTGTGACCCGAATGATTTCTGGGCAGTTATGAACATGATGTACTCGGATTATTGTCAGGTGGCAAAACGCCAGTCCGTTGACACTCCGGGCTTCTACGCTGACATGGCAAAGGCGTTCCTTGAGGACGCGGATGCCGCAGACGGCAAAGCATATCTCTACTGGGATTGCATTGCCGATAAGTAAAACGGAACCCCTGCGCGGTCGTTGTGACTACACAGGGGTTTATTGTTATTCCCAAAGCACAGATTTTTCTTTTATATCGAACAAGTCTTGCGGATGGAACACAAGACTCTTATCAAGTTCCACTACGCTAACGATGGAAAACTTGCCGAAGACTTCTCGCTCGATTATCGCCTTTGCTTCTTCCTCATTGTCTGCAAACAAGACAAACGGGGCTTGAAAGTGCCTGCGCTTTTCATCATCATCGTACTGGATTTTTACCCAATAGAAGTTTTCGGAACTTGTGCTGTTTTGTTTCGAGAGATTTCCAACACTTGAAACATCGTAAGTGCAGTATCCGATACACTGTGGATTTTTATACTTCTCTATGAAATTTTCATTTCCAACACGAGTTACCAAAACCATGTGAACGTTTTTCCAGCTTGTACGTTTATCATCGATTGGCTCAGTGTCCATGACAATATCATCGGGGCTTATCACTTTCTGACCAACCGCCAAATTCCATTTGCTGGCAATATACTGTGTCATCTGATACCAATTATTGAATGCTTCTGCTTCTTTCATGGCATCTTCTAATGAGCCCCGATGCGGTCTGTAAATAATCATACGTCAATCCTCCAATCTTATCAACCTAAGTCAATCTGGTCTTTCGATGCTGCAACGGACAGGTTGTAGATGTACTCCCCTGCCGTGAATCCGTGCTTGCGGGCTTCTCTCGTAATAAACGTCCGCTCGCTGTCACTCATAAGAATCGTGATTCGCTTGCTACGCTTACCGTCACCCTTCTGCCCCTGATGGGAAGTGTAAGGCTGAATCTCCATCGTGCGCTTTGCATCGTTGACAGACAGGTTAGTAAGAGCAATCATAATCTGCTGATTCTGCTGAACGATGGCTTGCAGGACTTCCGTGTTCTTCATCAGCACTTGCAAGATTGCGTTGTCCTGCACGTCAGGCTTGTTCTCCTTCGGTGCAAGGCTGTAATAGCCATCCTTGCGGAGAGACGGCAGAACATCGTCAAACACCCAACTCTCAAACTTTTCTGCACTAGGGAGTCTGCTACCAACGATAAGTCTATAAACATCGCCCTCTGGAATGAATTTCACTTCCTGTTCGCCACCTTTTGTAAGGACTCGGCGTTTCACCGACCCCTTGCAGTGCTGCGTAATAGCATCTGCGGGGCGAACGTACCCAAGAGCCTTTGCCACGTCAGAAGCGCAGAAAAGAATTTTTCCATCTTCTTCAATCGTGCGAAGCTGACCAAAGGTCTTGTTTTTGAAAACGTGAAGTGCGTTACATCTCTTGTTGTCCATCATATCATCCATATTCAACTGTTTGGCATCTTCCATGCCGACCTCATACGCCTTGTAAGTGATGCGAGATAATGCTTCCGCAATCTCGTAATCATCCTTATTGAGCGGACGAACGTTGCTGTTTTTCTTGAAGTTTTCAAGAATTTCTTCTTTCGTTGCCGGAATGTTCATTGGCTTTACCATAAAAATCTTGCTTGTAATGCAACTATGAAGATGATATAATGGATTTATCACCCATAATCGCATGGAGTGTAATCCCTTAAACTGTCTGCTACTGCCAAGTTACGAACAGTTTAGGGGATTTTTTATTTTTGATGTTCAAGCCATTGCTGGACAGCTTCACGAACAGCTTCTCCTTTAGAAATGCCGTTTTTTTGGCAATAATCCGAAAGCTGCTTGTCCGTGTTCACGTCTAAACGGACGCTTGTGCGAACACTGTTAGGGTTTTCCAGCTTTGGTCTTCCCATTTTTGCACTCATGCGTTCACCTCCACTTTTGAGCGCACATTAAGTATACTATTTGTGTGCTTAAAAGTCAATACCTAATACTGCAAGATACGATACGGCGGGGGCGTTCCGTTTTGGAACCCCCTTTTTTAATCCTCCAAGAAATCCTCTAACTCAATCTTCCCCTCTGCCGCTGCGACCGCCAGAGCGTACACAAACTGCCCAATCGTCATGCCGTGCCGTCTTGCTTCACGGTTGATGTACTTGCGTTCTTCCTCGCTCATAAGGATGGTGATGCGCTTTGAACGCTTGCCGTCACCGCTTGCAACGCCCTGATGAGATACTGGCATCGGGATTTTTTTCTTTGCAAGACCAGCTTCTACCAGCGCGCCGGACACATCGCCTTGTTCGATAAGACGTTGAACTTCCCTCGCCTGTTTCAGCTTCTTCGGCTTGCTTTCGCTGACTATGGCATTGTTTGGCTGTGCTTTGCTGTCTTTGGCTTGCTTCGGCTTAATATCGCTTAACTGTGCTTCATTAGGCTGTGCATGGCTGTCTGTGGCATCACTAGGCTTCATTTGCTCTTGTTCGGCTTTGTTTGGCTTTGTTTGGCTTGCTTCTTCTTCCTTTGGCTCACTTCGGCTTAATGTCTGTTCCGAAAAAACAGGCTGGAAGTCGAACCCGCCAAGCAAGCCTGAGGATTTTTTGCTGGTTGGTTTCATTTTACGTTCTCCATTCGTGCGCCACAGTTAGGGCAAAAGTTAATTGCCCACGTAGAACTTTTTCTAAACACTGCCATGCAGTTTGAGCATCCAATCCCTTCTGCTTCAAGTCTAACGCCACCATTGTCAAAATCGATGAAACTGTAAAGAGCCTTTTCCCAATGTGCAATTGGACGTACAACATTTTCGGTTTTCTTTTTAGCCATTTTTATCTCCTTCCACAATCATCTTTGCCAACGCCTTGAAATCCTCTGCGCTGGTACTCTTTGCCGTGTCGCCGCTAAACAGGCTGTGCCGCTCTGCCTGTGCCTTACGAACGCCAATAGACGGTCTAATCTTCACATCCAACAAGGTTGTCCCCATGCTCTGTGCAATCACAGGGAGCTGCTCTACGACCTCTTTGGACAGGTTCTCCCGGCTCTTGTACTCATTTAGGAGCAAACCTTCAATCTTCAATGTTTGGTTGTAATATTTGCGGACATCACTAACAGTCTTCGACAGCTGGCTTAAACCGGCAATAGAATAACGGTTAGGCGTCATCGGAACAATAATACTATTCGCCGCAATCAGCGCATTTACAAGCATCAATCCCAACTGCGGTGGCGTGTCAAGAACAATATAATCATACTGTTTAGACACCGGTTCTAATTCCTCTTGAAGCCTAAAATTCCTTCCAATGTCCCGCACAAGCTGCTCGTCAATGTCCTTCAGGGCGTTGTCAGACGGCAAGATGTCACCAGCTTCGCAGTGTTGGATTCCTTCTTCTACCGTACCTTGCCGGGTCATCACATCAAATAGGGTACACACGTCCTCTGTCTGTGCGCCGTAGGTGTCCGTTGCGTTGCACTGTGCATCGCAGTCCACCAGAAGGACTTTCTTTCCAAGCAACTGCAACGCACCAGCCAGACAGGTGCTTGTGGTGGTCTTTCCTGTGCCGCCCTTCTGGTTGGCGACAGCTATGATTTTTGTCATCTTTACTCTCCCCAATCTACAAAGTAACCGTTATAAACAAACTTTTTCGCCGCTTTACCAGCTTCGATTAAGGCTTTTCCGGCTTCAATCGCTTCGTCTGGCGTTAGTTCGCTGTAGCTTCTTTGCGGTAAAACCCTTACAGAAGCCTGATTCCCATGATGATTGAACCGAAACTGATAATCGAACTTCTTTTCAAGGTCAAGTTCCGCTTTATTCAAAACGGAATAGGGAACTTTTGCCATTTTATCACTCTTTCTTAATATGGATATTTTAATTTTCCGTTTACTATCCTTTTACAAATGCACTTCCTGTCACATTCGCATCTTCCACACCATCCGATATTAAAAGCATCGTCTTTGCTATATGCTTCATCGAATACACAGGTTTCAGCAAGTTCTTTGTATTCGTCTTTCAAATTTTGCTCCTTTCTGATTTATTTTTTTTGCTCAATACGTTCATTCTGCCGTATTCGCTACATCTGACTACTTTTGCAACGCTTCAATGGAATAGAACGCAGGCATATACTTGTCCACAATGCCCGCCTTGTCTACGCTTCTAATCAGATAGCCAACAGGTCTGTCAGGGAATGGGGACCTGTCTAAAGACAAGATGTCATTGTATGCAGCCTTCACCGTGTCATAGACCGCTTCTCTGCGTCTCGGCAGCTTGATTTCGGGATGTTCTTTCTTCATCCACTTCTCGACTACCTTTGCCACGTCAATGCAGTCCTGCGTTTCCAACTCGTCACACACAGACCAGTCAAAGTCCTCGTATCCGCTTCTGCGGGGCTTCCTGACGGCTTTTTTGGGTTCGCCCGGTACTTCGCTTGCCTGTGCTTCAATCAACGTCTCAGACGCTTTAATTTTGGGCTTAAACTTGACCGCCACTGCCTTTCGTGCCACAAGAACTGGTTCGTAGGTCACAACAATGTCAGACACGGCGTTGATTTCGTCCACCGCAACGTCAAGCACTCGTTTACGAAGGTTCTTGTAAACATCGTAGCTGGCTTCCATAGCACCAAGCTGTTCTCTCAACTTTTTCAAACTGATTTCATGCGGCTTGCTGTCCATGTTCAGCCAATCCCGAAGAATCGAATAGAGCAAGATGCTGTACTGCGACTTCATCCGTGACGTGTAACGCAGCCGATACCGAACATATCCGCTTTCGGCGATGTCAAAGAAGATAGAGCGCAGGTCTGGGTTGCAGGTGATTGCCACAACATAAGACCTTGTTTCGGGTACATAGTCCAGTTTCGCCCTCGTAAATAAAACGAAACTTTCAAACGTACCTTTCTCTTTATCAATCGGAATCGACACCGTATTGCCAAGAAAGTGTTTAATCTGCGGTTCAACCCTTCGCGCGTCAAGGCTTTTCAGCCCAAGCAAATCTCTGTACTCTGCCAAAGTGAACTCTACACGGCTGCTGTTAGGGTCTCTCGGATTTATCCTTGACAAGTAAACCTCTAGCAGACGAAGTTCTCCTGCTGTGTAGTCCCTGAACTTTGCCCATACAAGGGACTTGCTTTTTTCGACAAGGTTGTTGTCTGATATTTTCGGCATCTGCTCACTTCCTTTATTGGTCTGAAAACAGTATACCACAAGTAGGGGGACGCGTCAATGATTTTCGTCCCCCATGGCTTGTCTTTTTGTCCCCCATATCCTCGTCATTTTGTCCCCCATGACTTGACAAAACGTCCCCCATGCTTTGTCATTTCGTCCCCCGTCTACATATTATATATTAAACAAGAAATAAACAAGAGGTTAAATATCATCGTTAAATAGTCGATGACGATAAATTTCAACAAATTCTTTATTTTTCCATTCCAGTTTGTGGATAACTCAGGCTGTCAATCGCTGAATAAGACTGTACCGGTGGTGAAGCGACCTTCCATTAGCCATACCAAACGTGGACGGATTGTGGATAGATGTACAAAAAGTGGATGGAAAGGTATACCTAATCTGCACAGCGGGGGACGGATTGACGAGCCGCTCAATCGCAAACAACAGATTAACGATAATTCGTCATTTAATCCGTGCGAATCCTGCCGATTTTTTGCGCATGGGGGACAGAATGACAAGGCAAAGGTATACCTAATCTGCATGAAACGTGTACAAAATGTTCCTCAAAAACTGCGATAATTCGACAATCAGCCAGTTATATTATTTGGATTCACCGTATAAGAATCGTTGGACTTCATGGCGGCTTCCGTTCCGGCGTCCTGTGCCTGATAGAGAACCTCCATCTTTGGCTGCGTGCCGTTCGGGTCTGGGTCTGTCCCGGTAGCCTGTGCCATCTCATGATTGCCAGAAATCATCCGACAGACGGCAACCCTGTCCTTCAGTGGCGTGTGAAGGTTTGCCAGAACCTCTGTCAGCACGCCGATGTGGTCTGAACCGTGATCGCCGTATCGGATGTATAGCAAGGCATCTATCTCATAGGAGGAGCACTCCATCATAGCATCTATGAGAATCTGACGTTTTCTCATGTCGGAAAGGTCATCTTCTAGGTGTTCTAGCAGCCCTGGGTGAATGCAAGCGTCCATGTATCGAGCCGCCGATACGCCGCAGCAGGTGAACCAGCGCATAGCCATCGGAAGGGAGATGGCTGCCAGACCTTGCTCCCAATTTGCTATTGTTCCACGATTCACGCCCATTCGTGCTGCAAGTTTCTGCTGGCTTAGGCCGGAGCGCATTCGCGCTAACTCCAATGCTTTAGCTGTTCTTACTAAATATTCATCCATAAATTCCCACCCTTTCAACAAAATCCGGCAAAACTGCTGGATTCGACAAACCAAAAAATGGAAAAAGCTGCTATGGAGAACCAACAGCAGCCTGTGTTATAACTGTACCATCAAAAAAACAATCAAACAGGAGGTAACAACATGATTATGATTGACGGAATGCCCGCGTCTGAACCGACCAAGACTACAACACCAAAACCGTGGGAGGGCTAGTGTATGAACCAGATTGACACTATGCTTATCCCATACGCCCGCCAGACCGCCTTAAAGCTGGTCTACAACCTCGCAAACAATGATGCTGATAAGTTTGCTTACGAAGAAGCCAAAAACGTGCTGGAACGCGCCGTAGCCGCCTTAGACGATGGGCGAGACCCGGCAGACAACATCGAACGCATTGACGGACAGCTCGTAGAGCTGTGAAAGGAAAAGAGATGGACTTTACAAATGGATACTATAAAGCCGATAACCCTGTTGTTCTTGAAGAGGTGAAAACATTCCTCCAGTCAATGGAACGGCGTGGAGCAACTGTCAAAGACTTAGACGATGCCATTGTGCAGCTAAACAATGTTTCGCACAGCATCAGCACAAATGCGCTTGTCAAAGCAGATGCGCTGGACAAGCTACCAGAAAATCCCTTTCGTTCCATGCTTAAAGACGTGTTGCAAAACAAAGGATAAGCAAATTCCATCGTGGCTTTATTGGACACTCATTGCGATTTTGGGCTTCCCCGATGCAAAGTAATGGATGCACAGAAAACATTCGATTTTTACGAAGTTGTTAAAATGATATTGACTGTACAACTGAAAGGTGTATAATCGTATCAAATGAACATCCGCACTTACCGATCGGGAGGATATGCTGCAATGAGCGAACAGGAAAGAGCCAAGATTGACCGATTCATAGCATGGCTGCTGGAACATCCAGAGAAGATTCCAGTGGCAAAAGAAGTGATAACCAACGCATGACAAAACCCCTTGCGCATAAGGCTACCGAAAGCCCGGCGCAAGGGGTTTTATTTGTACCGGGTCAATCTTCACAGACCTTCATCAGTTTTAAGAACCGGCTAGAATCAGAGTTTACGGTTTCAGTTCCGCTGTGTCCATCTTCATACGTCACATAAAACGTGACGCTGGTTTTAGATTTTGCGGATGCTGCTCCGTAAACAGCACCGGGCAAACCGGCAATTGAACTGCCAATGGCAGTGCGGATGGCAGCGCTGCCTGCCTTTTTGCTAGCGTTGGAAACGATAATTTTTGCTTTTATAGGGTTATGCGTAGCCCTAATTTTTTCTTTTTTCTGCGCCGCTTCCATTTCTTCTTGAACTTTTTGTGCTTCTTTTTTGGCTTTTCTTTCTGCTTTTGTGCCAAAGCAGGACTGCCACTTGTAACAGCAAAGAACAATTCCAGCGATACCAACAATAGCGCTGGATGTACCATGCAGGCTACAAGAAAAAACAAGCAATCCAATGCCGCCAAAGAAAACTGCCTTATCTAAGCCCGTTCCTTTCATTGGCATCCCCTTCACATCGTTCTGATAAGCTTCATCAAGGCCTCACGCTTTTCTTTTGACATCTCCACTAGCTTCTGCTCAATCCATTTGATATCCGCATCAACTTCGCTTTGCGGCTGCTGGGGCGGGTTTTCTTTTTGTTCGCCAGTGAGTAGGTAGTCCACCGACACGTTGAAGTACTGCGCAAGTTTAACGGCATTCTGGTTGGTCGGCTTTGCATCGTTTCCCGCACCTGCTTCCGTTCTCCAATAACTATAAGCAGATTTCGGAACGCCAGCGTCAGTTAAAGCACGAGATGGTTTTACTCCTTTTTCTTCGCACAGCTTTACGAAATTGTCAAAAAACACAAAACATACCCCCAGTGTTTGTACAAGGTGACAAAGTTCTACCACTTGAACAAAAACACTTGAAAAGTTCTACTACTTGTGCTTTAATAAGGCTACCGAGTTCAATCGGTAGAACAAATTAAAGACTTTGAACAAATAGAAGAACGTTCGATAATGTTTTTGCTTGACACCATAATATTATCATATTCTTCCGAAAAGTTCAAGTACTAGAACAAGAAAGGAGAAAAAATTTGCTTCCTAAGTGGACAGGCGATGTTGTAGGAACGCTTCACGTTCACAACATCGAAATCAGAGAGCTTGCTGCAAAAATGGGGTGCGCACCGGAATACTTGGGAAAAATCCTAAACGGTAAGCGTGAACCTAAAAATGCGGAAGCTAAGGTGAAAGAAGCTCTGAAAGAGCTGTTAAAGGAAAGAGAGGGAAAATGAGCGACATTGTCTTATCTATGCAAAGTGGCGAGCCAGTAGCATCTAGCCGTCAGATTGCAGAAAATTTTGAAAAGAACCACAATCACGTTCTTCGTGATATTGATTCCCTGAAAAAAGATGTGTCCAATTTTGGACAGATGTTCTTCGAAACCACAGCGCCGGACAGCTACGGCAGGGAACAGAGGGCTTACCTGATGAACCGTGACGGCTTCACCCTGCTGGCTATGGGGTTCACCGGTAAGGCTGCTCTTGAGTGGAAGCTGAAGTACATTGCAGCATTCAACGAGATGGAGAAGAAGTTGACCGAACAGCCGCAGCTTACCCGCTCACAGCTCCTCGCAACCGCGCTGATCGCGGCGCATGAGGAACTGGAAGAGAAGAACAAAAAGATTGCGGAACTTACTCCGAAGGGCGTTTTTGCTGACGCAGTGAGCGCAAGCAGCCAAAGCATCCTTGTTGGCGAGATGGCAAAGCTTCTGTCGCAGAACGGCATCCAGATGGGTCAGAACCGCTTGTTCGCATGGCTGCGTGAGAACGGATACCTGATTAAGGACAGAAAGCGGACGGACTACAATATGCCGACCAAGGAGTCGATGGAACTTCGCCTGTTTGAAATCAAGGAGACTTCCATTGCGCACTCTGATGGGCATACTTCCATCAACAAAACCCCTAAAGTGACTGGTCTCGGGCAGGTCTATTTCGTCAATCTGTTCTTGAGAGAAGAGAAGAGCCAGAAGGTGGAGGACTGAACATGGAACAGATTATCACCTTGAAGGTAGACCTTGAGTACCCGGACGAAGCGCACCACGCGATTGACGAAGCGGTAAAGGCCTACGAAGCGGACAAGCTCAAGTGGACGGCAGAAGAACTTACAAAAGCAAAGCATTTGGCAATGCAGATTATGCAGCAGCTGTGCTTGGATGGGTACTCAATTAGTTGGTCAAAGGCAGACAATGCAATCTCACTGTGGATGCTGGACGAGGACAGCCGAAATCATTCTAACACCTTCTGCATGACTGACCCGTTGTATTGGAACATCTGGATTGGGAAATGTGTCTGTCTGTGCCGCGCCACTGGCAGGGACGTACCAGCGTTCATCATCAAAAAGGCTGGTGAGTGCTGGTGATGTGTTTTTACAAAGCGCCTAGCCGTAAGCGGCGGTTGAAGCTGGCGATGGCAGCGGGCGTTTCCCGGAACGAAGCCAACAAGGTGCTGTGGTTTGAGAAATCCATCAACCAGTGCTTTGAACGGCACAACCGGGAAGCAAGGTTGAAAGAGGAGATGCAGCGTGGAAGAAAAGTATTGTGAGCGCTGCGGTTTGTATCTTGGCTGCGTCAGACCGACAAGACGGTACTGTTCCGAGTGCAAGCGCAAGGTAGACAAGGAACGACATAAAGAGCATAAAAGGGCTGGCGTTATTTTCAAGCCGAAAAAGGCGTTCTGCGCATACTGCGGCAGACCGATGCTGAAAAAGGTGGCATCGCAAAAGTACCACAGCGGCTGCGCTAAGAAAGCCTACAACGCAAAGGCGAACCTGAATGCAAAGGCAGCGTACAAAGTCAAACAGCAAGAAAAAAAGAAGCTGGAAAAGACGTTTCCGTCCATCGGAGAAGTGCAAGCCCTTGCAGACAAGCTGGGTAAGCACTACGGCGAGGTGTCACAGATGCTTTCGACAGGGGAGCTGACCTATGAACGGAAAGTACTACGGTAAGCGGGAAATCCGCTGGCACAGCCGGGAGAAAGACCGGCTGGAACACATACACAATAGAAAGGACAAAGATGAAAGCACTGGTAGAAATCGTCCTGATCTGGGGCGTTGTCTTAGCACTGGTTCTCGCAGCGTTTCTGCTGAACTTCTGGTTGATTCACCGGATTGACCTTCTGGTTGGCGTAGATGCAACGCGGGCAATTATCGCGGTTGGCGTTCTGATGGCAACCATATGGATTTTCGGGCATAATGTCACAAAATCATGACACTGGCAGAAGCGATGCAAGCTAGGAATATCCGGCTGTGCGATCTAAGCAGACAAAGCGGTGTTTCAAGACCAACACTGGATGGCATTTTAGGCAAAAAGAAAGTATTTAACCAGACCGGTGTGCGAACAGAAACGCTTTTAAGGCTCGCAAAAGCGCTGGACGCTGACATAGCCATTGATGGAACGAAACCATATTACTTTGAACTTACATTAAGGGGATGAAAAAATGAAAACTTTGAAAGGAATGGCGCTGTCCATGATTGGTCTGGTTGCGGCAATCGCAGCAGTTGGGTGCGGCGATGCGATTCAAGGATGCCAAACCACAGCGCAGATGCTTGGCTGGGTGTTCGTATCCTGCGGGCTTCTTACAACGGCTATTGTCTTGTGTGCGCTGTCTGTCAGTGCAGAAGAGGACGAACGCAACGAACGGGAATGCCGCAAAATAAAGCGGGTAGCCCCCCACACCAACGAGTGGAGGGATGCCCGGTGAAATGTCCATTATGCGGCAGTGAAAATATTACAACGGTGGACAGCCGGTCTGACCACGACAGTATTGTTCGCCGGAAGAAATGCCTCGCTTGCAACCACCGGTGGTCGACCATCGAAATCGACAAAGACCAGTGGTACAGCGCACTGCAAATCAAAGAGCAGCGAAAGAGAGGGCGACCGAAAGATGATTAACCTTGATAGATTCGGTGGCGTGACCGAGCCGGAGGACGGCGTGTACTTCCTGACCCGTGAGCAGGAAGCGAAAGCCAGAGAAGCTGAGCGTCTGGCTGAGACTGAGGACTTGCAGTCTGAAATTGAGGACAGGGAAGCGGAGTTGAAAGACCTCCGCGCACAGTTGTCAGAGTTGATGGCTGACTGATTTTTGTACAGCCAAGTTAAGCCAAAGTAAGAACAATGAAGCCTAATGAAGTCGAGAAAGGAAAGAAAAAATGGCAGTATTAGTAATGGTCTACGGTCATTCCGGCAGCGGCAAGTCCGCTTCGCTTCGGAATTTTGACCCGGAACAGGTGGCAATCATCAACGTGCTTGGCAAGCCGTTGCCGTTCCGCAGCAACATGAAAACCTATATCACCAACGACTACGGCAAGATTGATGCTGCAATCCACAGCACCAAGCGCAAGTCCATCGTCATTGACGATGCCACCTACCTTATGACCGGCGAGTTCATGCGGAACGCAAAGGTCGCCGGATACCAGAAGTTCACCGACATGGCAGCCAACTTCAACGCCCTGCTGATGCGAGCAAAAGAACTGCCGGACGATGTGGTGGTCTATTTCTTTGGTCACAGCGAGCGTGACGGCGATGGTGGCGAGAAGTTTAAGACCATCGGCAAACTGCTGGACGAGAAGGTTTGTGTGGAAGGATACTTCACCATTGTCCTGAAAACAGTTGTGCAGGATGGGCGATACCTGTTCAGCACCCGCAATGATGGGATGGACACCGTGAAAACCCCTCTAGGAATGTTCAGCGATGCACTGATCGAGAACGACCTCGCCGCCGTAGACAAGACCATCCGTGAATATTACAACATCCCGGTTCAGCCGGAGAGCAAAGGAGAGTAACAGATGAAGAACATCAACTGGAATGACGTGCAGGAAGCCACCGAGCGCCGTGACCTGCCTGTTGGCGGCTACGTTGCAGGTATCTGCAAGGCGATTGACGAGCCTGCAAAGGAGCGTCTGAACATCGAGTGGGAAGTCGCAGAGGGCAAGTTCAAGGGCTATTGGCGTGAGCAAACCGCTTCCCTCATTGAGCGTGGCAAGCTGAATCAGAGCGAATGGGCATGGGGCGGCAAGACCATCAAGAGTTACAAAGAGAAGGCGCTGCCGTTCTTCAAGGGTTTTATCACCGCTGTGGAGCAGTCCAATCCCGGCTACAAGTTCAACAACGATGAAAAGACCCTGCGTGGCAAGCTGGTCGGCGTGGTTCTCCGCGAGGAGGAGTACATGGGCAACGATGGCAACATCAAGACCAAGCTGGTCGTTGACCGCTTCACCAGCGTGGACAAGATTCGTTCAGGCGATTATGAGGTCAGACCGAAGAAAACGCTGGCTGGTGGGTCTGGCTCCGCTTCTGATACTGGCGATTTCGCAGTAATTCAGGACAACGAAGATATCCCTTTTGACTAACGGTTACGCTACCGGGACAAAAGGCGAGAAAGGAACGATATGTTTTACCGTCCGAAAGTAGTTCGATGCCGCCTGAAAACTGGCGGGAAAAGCATCGAGCAAATCAAAGAATCCTACAAGGGGCAAGGGCTAGTCTATCGAGATTTTGAAAGTCTCCAACAGATGTACGATGCCTTTTCTGGATTGATTGTTGAACTGTCCATTTGGGAGTACGACAACCACGAAAGCTATCATCTTGAAAGCTGGAAGCCAGAAGATGATGAAAAAATTATGATGGGAGTTTATTACGCAGAGCAAACGCATCCATTTCCCCGATACAAGAACGATTTTGAGAAGTTCAAAGCGGACTGGGAAGCGAAGGAATATGAATACGAAGGTGCATCTCTTGTCTTTTCTCCAGAAGATGTAGAAGAACTTGAAACCATCTGCGAAGAAGTTCCTTCGTCCTAACCGCCTACCTTATATAAGAGCTGTGCTATCTGGCTGAACGGGCGTTTGGAAAGATGAAAGTTTTAGTTGCTTGTGAGGAATCACAGGAAGTGTGCAAAGCATTCCGGGCAAAAGGACACGAAGCCTATTCCTGCGACATTCAGGAACCGTCTGGTGGTCATCCAGAAGAATGGAAACAAATCCCAAACTTCCCTCAATATGAAGCCAGTTCGCTCGGAAGAATTAGGAGCACTGAACGGACTATCTGTTATAAAAACGGAAGATTGGTTCATGTTAAGCAACGAATACTGAAACCTACTAAAAGTAGCGGATATTATTCAGTAAATTTAAGCGTTAAGAATAAACCTAAAAGCGTAAAAGTTCACGTCCTTATTGCGCTTACGTTTATTGGACAAAATCAGAGCGGTTACGATGTTCGGCATAAAAACGGAAACAAATTAGACAACCGTAGCGAGAATCTTGAATACGGTACAAGAAGCGAAAACATGATGGACGGATACAAGATTCGAGGATATATAACAAAAAATCAGAAGTTGTCACCAGAAAAAGCCGTAGAAATTATAAAGAAAAGCAAAGATGGCGTTTCACAAAGACAGCTTGCTAAGCAATACGGAGTAAGCAAAAGTGCGATAGCCGCAATTCTAACTGGTGAACACTATAAATGGTATACGTCTGTCGCTGAATAAAAAAGGAACGAACAATGATTACCTGTTGTCTCAACTGCACATCACGCCACAAAGCCTGCCACGACACCTGCGAGAAGTACAAGGCAGAGAAGAAAGACTTCGAGGAATGCAAAGCGTTCGTGCATGAGCTGAACCACAGCCAGAGCGTGTACCACCGTGACTACGAGGACAAACACCGAGAACGTGGCAAAAGCGATTTCTCGGAAGTGAATTTAGAGGTGAACGAGGATGAGCAAAAGAAAGTATAAGCCGGGCTGTTACATCATTTCACTCGATGATCTGATGAAGCAGGAGTTCGTTTACTGTGCCGGAAAACTCGTTCACAAAGGCTGGTTTGGTAGCTGGCAACTGCGATACGCAAATAGCGAACTTGCTAGACTTCGTATCAGAGAAGCTAAAAAGGTCGAGGACAACGCATGAACACCGGCAAGCAGTTTGAAGCAGACTTCAAAGCATCCGTCCCATCCGATGCATGGTGCTACCGCCTGAAAGACAGTGCTGCCACCTACTACGGCGGCAACGAGAACCTGTCCTTTTCCATCGACAACATCTGCGACTTCCTTGTGTACCGATACCCGATGAACCATCTGTTTGAGCTGAAAACTATCGAAACGCCCTCTATCCCTCTGGAAAAGGTGTTTGGTAAGTACGACAAGGCAAAGTGCAAGTACCGCAAGGAAAAGCACATCACTGACATGGTGGATGCAATGTGGTACAGCGGTCAGACCGCCCATGTGATAGTCAATTACAGGGCAGTCAACCGCACCTTTGCAATCCCTGCCAGCAAGGTTCTGGCGTTCCGTTACAACGAGAGCCGGAAGAGCATCCCTTGGCAGTGGGCAGAGCAAGAGGGGATAGAGGTCAAAGCAAAAAGGCTGCGTGTCCATTGGCGGTATGACGTGGATGGGCTTCTAAAGAGATTGGAGAAAGAGAATGACAATGGTATGCGATAGGTGCGGAGAAGCGTTTTTGCTTCCCAACGATGTGAAATACATGACACCGTTTGATGACGAACTTGACCGATTTGAAAGCAATTCTATTGTAAAGTGCCTTGCTGGCGATGATAAAGGAATTTACTCGATAAGAGATGAAACCGTTGTTCTTTGCCCCTCTTGCATGACAAAGCTGAACGACTGGCTGAAAGGAGAACAGAAGTGAGCAAGGAAGTTTCAGACATTTTGCCTAAGACTGAAATCTTGGCGCAGTTGGCAGAAGAAGCATCCGAACTGGCACAGGCTGCATTGAAGCTGCGCCGTGCGCTGGATGGCACGAATCCGACACCGAAGAGCGTTGCAGAGTGTGAAGCGAATTTGATGGAAGAATTTGCGGACATAAGTAACGCAGTCGATGCTTTATGCGATGCTTGGTTTGAAGATGACCTCGATTCCGAATGCGAATTTTGGAACGCAAAGTATGAAATTGAGGAAGCTAAATACAAACGTTGGCTCTCTCGCCTTGAAGCAAAGGAGCAGTCGAATGAATAAGCATGGAAACCGCCCCTTGAATGGCAAACAGGCAATGTCAGCCAACCTCCGCAAGATCGCACGGCAGAATCAGTTGTACGGCTTCCGCATGGCTCTGGATGGCATCGCTACCACATGGGGCGCACTGATTCAGAACCTTCGGTGCGATGCAGACCTGACCGATGAACAGGTGCAGAAAATCATCCGCATTGGTGACAGGTATTGGGAGATGGTTGGCAAGTTCAAGGAAGAGGACATGACCCCTGACGAATTTGCGGATTACATCACTGCAAAGTCGGAACAGGTAGAAAAAGAGCTGAGAGAAAGGTGGAGCTAATGTTTGAGTTTGTAACCCGCTGGCTGGTCTGCCTAGTCCTGCTGGCGGTAGTGGTTCAGTCCGAGCGGACAATCAAAGACACGGCAAACAACCTGTTTGAGGAACGTCAGGCAATGCTTGTATGGCTGTTCATCAACGTGTGTCTGGTCGTTTGTACGGCAGTTGTGATGGGGTGGAGGTAGTTCATTATGAAAATTGGATATATTCAGGAGTACGATTTGAAGCTCAATCCGCACCTGACGGAGAAGTTTAGGTTTCGTGAGGAATCGTTTACTCGTCATATCTCAAGTCGTGGCGACAAGGTTCGTAGCAAAATGCTTTATGGCTCGATTGATTATGACGAAATCAAAACCAACGCAGACATTATGAAAAAGAATCCAAAGATTATCCTGATTCGTGAACCATTTCTACTTGATGACGAACTGCGAAAGAAAGTCGTTAAGTGGGTTGAATGGGCGAATAAAGCAGACCCTAGTGAGTATAATCCTTTCACGAAGAAGGGGAATGACTGATGGAAAACGAACTTTATTGCCCAATGAAAATGACCAGCAATCCGCTTGGTCGGTGCGTCTGCGAAAAAGAAAAGTGCGCATGGTGGCGGCAGTTGGACAACTGCTGTTCCGTCTGGTGGATTGCATGGAAGCTGGACAACATCGAAACGAAGATGAAGAGGTGAGAGTATGGACGATTGGATTAGCATTAGAGACGGTTTGCCGATTGATTATCAGTCTGTTCTTATTTGGGATGGATGTTCGGCTTACATTGCGCACCGTGAACCCGGCGCACCTGATAACGAATTTGTTGACGACTACAATAACGAGTTCGTGTACGCAGGATGGTGGAAAAAACTGCCGACCGCTCCAAAGGAGGTCTGATACATGGCAACAGCCCCGAAGCGTGGTCGTGGCAGACCGCCGCTGACCGAAGCTGAAAAGAAGAAGCGTGAGAAGCGAGCTCAAAAGGCGAAAGAAGAAGCCGCTGCGAAGCGTGAGAAAGCGCGTGAGAAGAAGCGGATACAGAACCTAAACAAGAACAAGAGCATCCGATCACAGGTCAGCAAGAAGGTAAAGGAGCAACAGGCGTTGGCTATCGAGAAGTTAAAGATGATGAACACAGGCGATTTGCAGTCGAGAATCGGCGATGAAGAGGACAAGAAGGTTATCGGCATGATTGCAGCTAAGTACTTTGGCGACCTTCCGAGCGTGGACATGAACAACCCGATTGAAGTGCAGCAACGCCTTGACTTCTTCTTTGACGCTTGCATCGAAGCCAGAATCTCCCCTGTGGTGGAGTGGATTGCACTGGTGCTGGGCATCGAATGGGTGAGCCTGAAGCAGATTATGGCTGGCAAACGCCGTGATGACAGCTTGCAGCAGAAGTACATCCTCAAGCTGATTCTGCAAATGCAGTCCATGTGGGCATACAACGGTATGTACGGTCAGGAAAACCCCGCAGAATGGATTTTCCGGGCGAAGAACTACTTTGGCATGAGGGACAACGTGGAAGTTACCGTTGCACCGCCTGAACAGCCGTTGGGCGATGCTCAGAGCGCAGAACAGTTGGCGCAAAAGTACCAGACGGCATTGCCGAAGGGGATTGACGTAGAGTACAGAGAGGTTGGAGACAATGACTAATGGCGATTTCATTCGTTCCATGACGGACGAGGACATTACAGAAAACTTCACGCCTGGCATTTGCGAACTTATCAAGCATCGTGACCCGAAGCGTTGCCAGAACCGTGAGCATTGCTTTCATTGTGTTAAGGACTGGCTGAAAGAGAAGAACACAATTATGGTGAGGGTTGACCAATGGAAAATCTGATTGACTTTTCTGACCCCTGCCTACGCACATTCCTGCCTGTCCTCTTGCAAGACCACACTACAGGCAAGAACATCATCTGGGCGACAGACCCACCGCCTGAACTGGGCGTAGGCTTTGCGGACGAAATCACGCTGGAACAGTTGGACAAGGTTCAGCTTGTTCCTCGTGTGCAGAAACGGCTTGCAGACCAGAAGAAGCGCACCAGCAAGAAAGCAGAGGTGTTCACGCCGACTTGGGTTTGCAAAAAGATGACGGACGTTGCAGAGAAGGACTTGGTAGGCGAGGACTGGAAGAAATACATCAATAAGACCTGCCTTGAAGTCACCTGTGGTGAAGCACCGTTCCTCACAAGCCGATATGACACCACAACAGGGCAGATGATTGCCGTGCCGGACAGAATCGGTCTGCTGGACAAGAAGCTGAATGCCATAACAGAGGAACACTTCAAAAATCCGAAAATTTGGGATTACAGTCTTTGGATCAATTACGCTATGAACGCTTACATGAGCATATACGGCTACGAGTGGCAAGGAGATAACTTGCTTCTTGCGCGATGCAATCTATTCCTCACGCTGATGGAGAATTTTCGTTCACTGTTCGGCAACGAGATTGAGAATCACCGTATGTCTCCAGTCCTGATTGATGCCATTGCAGATGTTATCTCATGGAACATCTGGCAGATGGACGGTTTGAAAAAGACCGTACCCGGCACGGACATTCCGTGCAAAATCAAAGACTGGAAAGCTGACAAGGAAATCCTGTTTAAGGATGTTGGGGAGGATAACTAATGCAAACTGACAGAGGAATCTACCACAAGCGAGTATGCGACCGCTGCGGAGCGGTTCTAAGCGGTAGGATGATGAACCCTGACGAATACTTCAAGGACTGGGCGTGGCGCAGGGACACAGGCGACCTGTGCCCGGATTGCTATGCAAAGTATAAGCGAGTGATCGGGCGGTTCAACAGGGGAAAGAGAGGGCAAAGATAATGGACATTTACTGCACCACAGAACATTGCTCTTGTATGGGCATCAAACAGTTTTCTGCTGGCAAGGCTATCCGATGCACGGCAGAAAACTGTAAGAACAAATCTGAGCCGTCCTGTGGCTCTTGCAAATGGTACGCAGAGACGGAGGGCGTGTGCGTAAACGACCAGTCAGAACACGTTGCAGACTTCGTGTGGGACGAACGTGGATGCAAGGAATGGGAGAAGAAAGATGAAACGTCAGCAGACCTATAAAGGGCTTATTGGCAAGGGCTGGTACGACCAAAGCGAATTTAGCCACAGATACGCTTGCTGGGCAAATCATCGCAACAACTGGGCTATCTGCAAGGCTGACAACCGCAAGCTGGCAAAGGCAAGATTGAAGCAGATTGAACGCCAGCAAATCAGAAAGGAACTAGACGAGTATGACAACAGGGGAGAAAATCAGAAAGCGCAGACTTGAACTTGGCATCACGCAGAAAGAGCTTGCCGATAAAATCAACGTCCGCTATCAAACACTTCAATTTTGGGAAACAGGAAAGAGAAAACCCAAAATTGACAATATCAAGAAAATAGCTGATGCGCTCGAATTGGATTTTACGGAACTGTGCGAAGTTTCAAATCGCATGGTAGACCATACCAATGACGACTTCGGAGCGGTCTGCAACTGCGCTGTCCGCTATTGCTTGGGCAGACGTTCATATATGCCTAGCCTTGTATGCAGATACATCATCTCGCTTCTGCCAGAGCTGACCGACAAGACGCTTGATTGCTTTGAGCGTGACATTGCAGAACGCAAGCGGACGGGCTTCGACTTTGGCGATTCCTGCGACTACGAGACGTGGGATGCGTTTTACAAGGCGGTTTGCAATGAGATTGAAAGGAGAAAGGGCAATGGAAGTCAGACCGATTGATGCAAATGCACTCAAACGTTATTTTTCTGATAGGCAGATGAAGTATGTAAGCGTGGATGAAGCTGATTACACATTCAACGCCTTAATGTTCGATGTGCTCGGAGACGTAATAACAGCTATTGAAAATGCGCCAACAATCGAGGTGAAAGACAATGGCTAATTATCCAGAATACCTTGAACGAAGCGCACTTATTGAAAGAATCAAGAAAGCATATTGCAATGGCTGCGAGAACTACAATGGAGTTAGATGCCGCGCTTGCGGTATTGGCGATGCCATTGACGTTGTGGAAGATGCGCCGACAGCCTTAGAGCGTACCGTTGAATGGATTGTACAAGACGAAGATTGAAGGGGAAAAGGGCTTACACGAATGAGAACCCTAGAAGAAGTAGACCGTGCCATTGAACTTGCACGATATGATATGAAAAAGCTTATGAAGATGCGCCAACCGATTTCGATTGTCGGGGAAGAGCTATTGGAACTTTACGATGAGCGAAGAGAAATATTGAAAGCTAATAAAAGAGCGCACTGGGTGTTCGGTTCGACAATGGGTCATAGTTGGATGAAATGCAGTCATTGCCTTGTAGCACAACAAGGGCAGACCGCAACCTTCAGCTATTGCCCGAATTGTGGAGCAAAAATGAGCGAGGATGCGACCTATGAGTAACACACTCTGGCATCCAGCAAGCGAACCGCCACGAGAGCGGACGCAGCCTTTGTTGCTTGCGACTAAGACAACGTGGCGTGATAAAGATGGAAAATTGTTGCAAGGATTCTCGCCAACAGCGTACTTTCTTGGCTGTTACGCAGACGGTAAGTTCTGGGATGAGATAGGCGAAAGGCTGCCGAAAGATGTGACGGTGACGCATTGGATGGCGTTTCCGATGGTTTGAGGTGATGGGCATGGAAAGTAAGATTGTTTGGCACTCTCTCAAAAAAGAAGGATACCCACCAATGTTTGACAATGGATGCGGTTACTTCTCATCAAAAAAGCTTTTGCTGTCCGGGCTATACTTCGATTTTTTCAAGGGAGCAGTAGACAGAGCCGTATCATGTGGAAGACTTGTGAAAGACCTCCGACATGGGATGCCTGAGTTTGATTGGACGAATGATAACGGATACTGTTTGCATCACTCAAAGATTGAATATTGGGCGTATATGCCTGAACCGCCTACGGAGGACTAAAGATGGACGGATTTGAAGCACTCACAGAAGCAATGAATCGCTGTGCTGCATCGATTGAACAGCTTGCAAATGCCATCAGACAGTCCGAAGAACAATGCGGTTACATCAAGCGGAAGAACAATCGCCCCACATACCGTAAAGGCGAAAGGCTGCATGATGGTTACAAGCGAATCACGAGAACGAGAGAGGGGTTCAGAAAATGAAAAAGCTTAAATTCCCTGAAGATTTCTTTGCATACGACAACCCGGACTGCCCAGACAAGGACATTGAAAAAGCCGTAAACAGGATGAAGAAGTGGATGAAGGGCGAGACATACAAGAGCAACCCTTGGTTCTTTATGGCTGCTGGCAACTATCTGATTGTCGGTCTGATTGCTGAGGATGGGCAGAAAACAATCTACGTTGCACGGCAGTATTATGAGATAGTCAACATTCCGGGCGAAGGTTGGCTGCGTGAATCTGGCGAAGAATGCCCATTTTGAGGAGGGTTAAAGATGGAAGAACTCAAGAGATGCCCGTTCTGTGGTGGAAAAGTGGCTATTGCAGAATCAGGGGCTGGCACAAAAAGATGGATGGTTGTTTCAAGAGCGCACGGGGGAACGAATGCACTTGTCGTGTTTTCATGGAAAGTGGAGAGTATTGGTTTGATTGCCCTGAAAAGGACAAGGAAGGAATCAAAGCCAACCTTATCGAAGCATGGAATAAACGCTACAAAGAGGACTGAACATGGAGCAGGAACACAAGCCGAGAACATCAATGATTCTTCTGTTGGAACACGTTCATGCAATGGACGAACTGACGGACGAGGAATTTGGAGCATTTGTCCGCAACTATGCACAGTACGTCGATACTGGACTTGAGCCAGCATACGACAACGACCGTGCCATGCGGATGCTCTGGAAAGTCGTCAAAGCGTTTGATAACATGAATGTGCAGAAGATGGAAGAACGCGATAAGCGTAGACGAGAAGCAAACAGAAAAAACATAAACAAGCGTTGGAACGATAAAAAATACGAAAGCGTACCAATGGTATCACAGGATACGAATGGTATAAATGGTATACCAAACATACCAACTGATACGAATGGTAGCTTATCTGTATCTGATTCTGTATCTGAATCTGATAAAAAAGAAAAATGTGAAAAGAAAAATACCAACGAAGTCAAACGCTTCAAAGCACCAACTATCGAGCAAGCCAAAGAATACTTTTCCGATAAGGGCTACATGGAATCAGAAGCAGAGCGGTTTGTTGACCACTTTACAGCGAATGGCTGGAAGGTTGGAAAGTCGCCTATGAAGGACTGGAAAGCTGCTGCACGGAACTGGATGCGTAACGTGAAGGACTGGAACGGTGGCTATCAGCAGACAATGGCTGAATTGCCTGACGAGGGAGACTTTCTGCGGTGAATATTGAAAATCAGACCCAATACATCCTGCTGGGAGCAGTCCTCACGTTCTCGGAGTATGCCGATGTACTGCAAGACCTTGAACCTGACGATTTTTGCAAAGAACTACGCAATACATTCGCTGCCATTCGTGGCTATTGGGAGCACAACGACAAGTGGAACCCGGTAGAAGTCATGGGGCGGTACGATGATGACTGCAAAAAGGCTATGGGCGAATGCTTGGATGCCTTTGGCGCAGAGTTCATCCGCAACGTCACCCACGACATGATGCTTGGATGGGCTAGAATCGTCAAAGAACAGGCAGCACTATCCAGAGCCAGAGGGCTTGCGTTTAAGATTGTTGATGGCTCAACTAGATACGCAGACCTGACAGGCATCTATGAGCAGCTAGGCGAAGCAATCAATCTGCACAGCGAGAGAAGCGATTTCATCCCGATGTGCGATGGCATAGATAACTACATCCGTAAGCTGGATGATAAGCCGGAGTATATCAGCACAGGGCTTAGAGCACTGGACAACAACTTGCATCTTGTGCCGGGCAATTTTGTTGTGATCGGTGGCAGGCCGTCTGCTGGTAAAACTGCATTATCTCTACAACTAGCCTGTGAAATCGCTAAAAACGGACGCAAGGTGGCGTATTTCAGCCTAGAGACCGACCCTGATACGCTCTATGCTCGTATCATCGCAAACCAGTTGGGCGTACCGTTGCACACGGTCAAGAACAAGACCGTCAGCATTAACGAGCTTGACCGACTGGCAGACATCAAGAAATATCCGCTGTTCGTTCGCTCTGCTGCTGGCAAGAGCGTGGGATGGATTAGAACGCAGTCCATCAGGATGCAAGCCAAAGTGGTGTTCATCGACTATTTGCAGCTTATCCACCAAGCCGGAGCGAAAGACCGATACAGTGCCGTCACGGAAATCAGCATGGCACTGCATGAGTTTGCACAGTCCACAGGGACGCTGGTGATAGCCCTTGCGCAGCTTAATCGAGAGACTGCAAGAGCAGGAATCCCACCGACTGCCGCAGACCTGCGAGAAAGCGGACAAATCGAACAGGACGCAGATGCAATCATCCTGCTGGCGCAGAAAGTGAAAACGCAAAAGAGACCAGAAGAGCATTATCACTTTGCGCTTGAGAAGAACAAAGAGGGCAACGTAGGGACACTTGACATCACGTTCCAGATGGGAACACAGCAGTTCAAAGAATGCGTGTGGATGTAACGAAAGGAGAACGATATGGGCGCACTGGAGAAATTCATAGACAATGTGCAAGCAGGAAAGGGAAGATACGGCCTATGTGACGCTTGCCTGAACCGTCAAGGCGACTATTGCTTGTTTCACAACTTGCATAGGTGGGATGAAAACGGCAAGCATACAGTAACCGCCCAAAAGCTCGACAGAATAGAGCATTGCAACTCTTTTAACTATGCCGGATGGATACTATAAGCCTATAATCGCTTCTGCGCTCGTATCGTCCCAATAGAATAGGCAAGAAAAACATATAACAGGGTTTGTGCGATAAAGTTACCGTCTGAACCCCATAAATATTTTTCATCAATCAACAAACGGAGGAAAACGACTATGAACATCACTCGACTGGAACAGGAGACCATTGTCAACTTCAATGCAGCGGAAGACACTGCATCGGTTTATACCGCCGACCCGGTATATATGCGAAAGCTGGACAAGCTGTGTGAGCGTGAGCCTGCATCGTACAAGCTGGTCAAGCAGGATAAGGACGGAAAGTGGTATGAGATGCCCAAGCGTCTGGTGCGGTTTGCGACCAGCAGAATCATGACAGACGAACAGAAGGAAGCTGCCGCAGAGCGTATGCGGAAGATGCAAGCGGACGGTAGAATCTAATCTCAGCTGAAATCTCCAATCAACAAACGTATCAGAAAGCATGGAATGGCATCAGGTGGTAAAACTACCCTCTGCGACTATTCCGTGCTTTTTTCGTCTGTTATTTATCGAGAGAAAACGGCAAGGTCTGATTTTGGGAAAGAACCGTCTTGATCGTGTGGTGCTTGAGACGAAAGCGTGATGTGTGAGACGAAATGGCTGCGACTGTCGAACATACCAAGCGATACGAATGGTATGCGTTGGTATCGTGGTATACCAATCTTCCTCTCTTCCTTCCTTCTTCTTCCCCCTACAACCCCTATTATTATCTATCTATCTCTCTAACTCCCCCCTCAAACAAATAAATTGTTTGAGACCCCCACGCCAAAATGGTGCGACAACTGCGACAACGGAAAATAACAACCAACTGTTTTGCAAAAAGGTTCTTTCTCCCTACAACCCTCTATCTCCAAAAGCTATACCGTTAGCCAGCAGAGCAGACTGTAAACGAGAGGTGGCGGTAGGTTTGGACTGGTGGATGGTCTGCGACTATTCCAGAGATGGAGAATTGACTTCATTTTGTGGTCGGTTGGATATGTAGAAATGTTGCATGACTGTATGAGCAGGTGATTACAAATTGAAAGCAACTGACCAGCAGGGGCGGCCTGTTTTATTGATTAAAAATATTGAGGTATCTAGTTTGGAACTATTCCTAGAAGAATGCTATGGATTGATTAAAATACCATAGTGTGATACCGGGAATTAAATCTGGCAGGAACAGACCGATTCGGATGATACGACTATTTCAGCAGAATATTCGGTGATTATCGGGAGTAACTATGGATATATACTATAATAAGTACGGTTAATATATAGAATGGATATAACTAGAGGATGAATAAACCAGTGAATATATGCAAGAGATTGTGATTTTTATGCAGTCTGATGACTTAGCGACTATCGCACCTCTCTTTCCCTAAAAGGCAAACAACTATTTTACACAAAAAATACACGACTATTTAACGATGGTTCGTAAGAAAATATAACGACTATTACTCTACGACTATCAGCGGGCAGCTCGTTACTATACTATATATAGGGCTTTCAAACAGCGGTAATCTGACGACTTTACGACTATTCTACGACTATTTCTCATACTACTATTATAAATATATACATATAATTATGGATATTATGCAACGACTATTCCAGCCGGAACGCTACGACTATTGCTCGCCCTTATTGGCTATCGGGCGACAGCCCGAAAAGAGCTGCGGCGGTAGCCGCCAGTTGTTCCGCGCCGCCCGCCGCACCCTTGCCGCTGGAATGCCCCGCCGGGTGGATGGTGCCAGACTGCAAGCCGCCGGGCTGGCATGGTCTGCCCTCTTATATACCTTATTATAATAAGCGGCTGTGCTGACCTGCGCAGCGTCCCGGCGTGGCGGCGGTATCTGGTATCGGCTGAGGGCGTCCTGGCGCTGGTATGCGCTCCAACGTGGCGCAGGCGGTATTATCGCCGCTTGTGTCTGGCTGTTATCGTGGGCGGTTGAGCGGGTGCAATTGCAGGAAAAGCCACTGTAAAGCCGTGTGCGCTGTTTTGCGGCGTGGGTGGTATAATTGCATTGACACGGCAAAACGCGCTGTAAACGCTTGTTTGGGGCTGTATTGCATTCGGGCAAAATAAAAGCCATGCACCGTGTCAGGATGCAAGGCAAAAGAAAATCCCGGCCATTGCTGACCGGGTGGAGCTGCGTTGTTAATATGTGGGGTTGCTCTTGTCCAGTTCCCACGTTTCGCCAAATTTGGCGGCGTGGCGCTTGCAATACTCGGCAAAAAACTCCTGCTCTGTGCAGGGTGCAAGGTCTGCTGCTACCTCCTCGCGTAAATCATCATCCATTAGTTCAACTGCGGCATCATAATTGATAGCTGTGCCATTACTGTTAATAACCATAGTCATAGTAATACCTCCTGCGGCTTGCAGCCGTCTTATTAACTAGATTGTACCATATTGTAAGCCCCATTAACAGGACTTGCCGGAAATATTTTGCCCTTGCGGGCTGGGGCGGGGTTGCTTGACGGTGCAGCCCCGCTAAAGTGTCCGATCGGCGTCACTTAGACGCCTTGAACAGTGCCGAGAAAAACCAGAAGAAGAACAGGATGCAGGAAAATATCATGTGCTACACCCCCTTTATACCACGCTGAACCGCTTGTAGCTGGTCTTGCTGCTGCATTCTGCGTATACATCCGGGTGCAGCGTCTTGAGAAGCTTGCTATCAAGCCGGACACTCTGCACATCCTTGTAAATGGCCTTTGCAGTGCCCTGCACCATCTCCGGCGCGCCCTGCATCATTGCGATAATATCGGCCTTGATTGCATCGTTCATCGCTTCCAGCTCTTCCATGAGCCGCTTGTTTTCGCGGTAGGCGTTTACCTTCATTTCGAAATCAGTCATTTTTTATCCCTCCTCTTAATTGTTGAGAAATGCAATCATAACAAGCGCGCCGCTAATCATGCCGCCCACATACCAGAGGGCTGCCCATTGGGTAAAGTCAAGTGCAATCATATTGTAAGCCCCCTGTTAGTCAAATTCTGGCATTGCCAGAATAATTTTTTTGCACCGCTCAACGCTCAAGCGGTACGGCTTGGAGCGCGTGAGGTTGTCCGCTACAATCTGAGTGTATACCATTAACGGCAGCTCAAAAAGCCCGGCACACTTGGGATATAGGCGCACGGCCTGATTACGGATTTCTGCGTTTAATTCGTCTGCTCTAGTCATTGTTAGACCTCCTTATACTGGGAAATGTAGCCAAGCACATTAACCTTTGCCGGGATGGTATAATAAATCTGCCCACAATCGGGGCACCAAACGGCATCGTATTGCTTGCCATCGTCGCCCAGTGCCTTGCACTGCACCTCACAGGAAAAGCGCTTAAGAGCGTCCGCCGTGAGCATTGCCGCCACATCTGCGGCGGGCTGTGCGTTAAATGCTGCAACTGCCTTTTCTGCATTTGCCAGCGTGTCAAATACGCCCAACGTCCAGCCTGCACCCTCTAATATGTAATCTACCATATACAGACCGCTATCACTGCACCAGAGCCACACAACTGGCTTGATGCTCATGCGGCGGCTGTTCTGGGCTGCATAGAGCTGGTTAAGCGTACCAGTCATTAACGTGCCGTCCTCAAAGGTGGCGGTGTAGAGGTCAACGCATTTGACCGTTTCGGGGGTGCTGGTCTGGGGCTGCTCTGCGGTGATGTCAATAATGGTAGTCGTAGCCGCTGCGGAGATGGTGTTGACCTGTGCGGCGTTGAGTTCAATAATTTCGCGGATGCTCTGCCCTGCAAAGTGAGCCTTTACGGTCTCGATGCTGTCAGCGATTGCAACGGTGGAGACGTATTCGTCGTTCCGCTCGGTGATAACGTGGTAGTACTTTTTCATGGTTTTTGTCCTCCTGTTTTGTGGTGGTGTGGTGGTGTACATCATCTGTACATTTACTATTATACATGATTAAACGTACAAGTCAATAGTATATTCAAGATTAAACGTACAAGCACATAAAAATGTTGCGTATGCAACATATTTGCACCCGGCGCGGCCTGTCTGGTATCGAGTGCAGACCGGTGCGGCGTGTCCAGCGTCCGGGCGTGTGTGTCGGTTCGCGGCCTGCGCTGCTTCCTGTGCTGTGTAGTCTGTCCGGGTGCGCTGGGGGTGGTAGGGGTGCACCGGCGGGGTATATAGCCACCACCCAGCCCCGCCCGGTGAGTGCCGCGATAAAATTTTTCAAAGAAAAAGGCGTTCCCCTTGCCAACACCCACCCCATCCTCACAAAACGAAACGTCTGTCATTGTGCAAGTCTCCAAAAATTCCGAAAAAAACAAAAAGACCCCTCACGAAGCCTAGATTATGGTATAATCAGCTAAAGGCAATACGCCAAAGAAAGGAAGAATCAAAAATGAGAAAGAGAATCATTGCGGCAGTCCTAATGGCTGTCTTGGCTTGCATTATGTTGGTTGGCTGCGATAGCGGAGACTTTGCGCCGGAAATCAGCGAGGATGCTTATAAGGCGCAGTGCCGGCAGATGGATTATAAGGAACTGTCCCGCTATCCCGATAAGTACAAAGGAACTAAGGTTATGGTCAAGGTCAGGGTTGCACAGATTGTAAGCGCAAACCTCTCCGGCAGCAGGAAAGCATGGAGAGCCTACACGGATAACAGCGGATATGGCTTCTATGCTGATGATGAGTATTATATGCTGGATAAGCGTGGCGGCAATGCTGTAAAGATTCTGGACGATGATATTATCAACGTCTACGGTGAGTTCACCGGGCTTGAGAAAATCACCAGAGCGTTGACTGGCACCACCGATGAACTTCCCCGCATCGAAGTCAAGTACGCAGACCTTGTGGACGAATAAGGAGAACGCAATGGATAACAGAACGCCAAAAAGCGACCGGATTCCTTGCGAACACTGCGGTCACATGATTTCCAAAACGGCTAAGACCTGTCCTGAGTGTGGCGGGCGAAATAGAAAATATATAAGTGCTGGCAAAGTTGTGTTTATAGTTGTCATGCTTATTATCTTCGCTTATCTTGAATTTACGCTTTCCGCTTCGTTAGCAGCGGGTTAATCCAAACACAAAAAGCCAGCGGCTAGATGTTCTCTAACCACTGGCTTTTCTTATAGGCTGTTTACTTCTTCAACACACTGGTCACGTTCGGCATCGGCATCCACTCGTTAACGTCACACATGACAATCTTGCCATTGTCGCACAGATACGGTCTCAAATCGCCGTATTCGTCCGCTTCGTAGGAGAGATAGCCACACGCAACCTCTTTGCCATTGCAAGCGATCACTCGCCCGTTGTAGGTTTCTCCAACGTCAGGTGTTCTCCAAAGCCACTCCATGTTTTCCAGAGTGTCGCTGATGTATTCGTCAAGGTTTTCGTACTTATCGCCGTTAATCATATCCGTTCTCCTTTCACATGGGCATCTGGGTCTGGCCGTTCGTGACCTGAACCAACATAACAGAGTTCGCGCACGGTCTCCACTTCTTGATGTACTCGACAGCTTCATCAAATCGCTTCTTCGGTACGTTGTTTCGGCTGTTCACATTGAACCAGTCCTGAATGTCCCGGTTGCATTCCATGAACAGCTTCTGAGAGACGCTGCGGCTCTTGTAGGCCGGGCTGTCCATGCCGCCCAGAGCGTTGATAACCACCGTGTTTACAACACGCTTCAACACACGCTGCTGGTTGTAGTCGATGGTCATAGTGTTCTCAAGAGCAGAAATGCGCTGTTCCTGCTTCATGGTTCGCTGGTCAATCACAAGGATTGCTTGCAGTTCCTTAGAAAGCCCTGCGAACTGGTTGACCGCCACGTTCTTCTCAAGGTCAATCAGCTTCTGGCGAATCTCCATGCCCTCCGGCGTACGCTGAATCATTGCAATGTGCTTTGCCATGTCCAGAGTGATGATATGGTCGGTTCTCGGCTTTCCAGCAAGTCCGTCAGACCTATTGCTCAAAAATGAGCCATAGTCTTTTCCGTCAACAAAACCATACTCGCACATACGAGGGAACCAGTCTTTGTATGCAGTCTTGATTTTAAGCCGTTCGTGCAGTTCTCGACCCAGCACAACCTTTTCGCCAGTGTCGGTGTCGTACACAGGGATAACATCTTCGGAGAAGATTCGGATGGTTTCAAGATTATTATTCATAGAAATTTGACCTTTCTATCTTGCGAGAGCAGGCCATCTCTGGTATAATAACCCAAAGAGGGTCTATACTCTCTGAGTGATTCATAAGACGTTCGCTCCGGTCGGCAAACTTTGGCGAGCGTCTTATTCTTTTTCATCATCGGGCATGGGGTACTTCTCAAGGTAGGCATCGCGGACGGCCTGTGACAGCGATACGCGGTACTTCTTGCAGTGCTCCACCAGCAGTTCATACTGACGATCAGTGAAGCCAACGGCTACCTGATGACGGTATGCTTCGATGTAAGGACTTCTTGCCATGTTCTCATCTCCTTTCAGCGAGGTGCATTAAGTGTAATCGCAAAATGTGGTAAAGTCAAGCCGAAATAGACCAACGAAACACTACATTTAGTGTTCGTTCATCTTGACAAACCACTTTCTACGTTTTGCACAAAACTCATCCCTTATTTTTGGTCGCTCCCGCTTCGTACCCTGCCCGGTAGTTCAGTTCGGACAGCTTACCGAGTGCTTCGGCGTACTCCCTGTCCTCACTGGTCGGCTCTTTGCCGTGTGCGAGGGTTTTCAGAAATTCTTCGGTTGTCGTAGGAAAGTTCATGTTTTTTGCTCCTTTCTATTGCAGAAGTTGTTTGCTTCTGCTATAATAATTGACAGAAACCGAGACTGCGCCCTTGGTTGCGCAGCTTCTGTTTTGTGGTGGAATAGGTCATCAGTGCAACTTTGGTCGGTGGTGCTGATGGCCTATTTTTTATGCCACAAAGGATAAATCTACCGTTGTTGGTTGATTCATCATGTGTTCTGCTGTCTTAGATTATAGACGCTTGGTATATAGTTGTCAACAGCCCAATTTGTATAATTTTCATCAGATATATCTGATTTTTACTCATTCTAACGTAAATTTACGTTATTTGATAGTGCTTCTGTAAACGGATTAGTTTACCCTAGTGATAGTAACTCAAAAGATATTTTTCGATAATTCGTAAGGCTATTATTCAAGTATACAGTTTGTAAAGCAACGAAAAAGTTTACAGCCGTCTGACCACCCTATTGATAGTAAAAAATTAAAAATACGCAAACTTTCTCTTGACGATTAAACGTACATGGTGTATAATAGGGTCAAGAAAGAGAGCTGGTAAAAATGAAAAATGTGGCTGCGTATGTCAGAGTTTCCACAGATGGGCAATGTGGCGAAGATAAATTCGGAATGGAAGCCCAGAAAGAGCAAATCGAAGAATACTGCCACAAGAATGATATGAATATCATAAAGTGGTTTACTGATGCTGGTGAATCCGGCGCAAAGGAAAGGCCGGGATTTGACAGTATTGTGTATGGAGATGTTTCTAATCCTCCGTATGAAGCGGTTGTTGTCGCAAAAAGCGATCGAGTTGCAAGAGACATCAACATTTATTATTATTACAAGATGCTTCTGCTCAAAAAAGAGATTTCTCTTATTAGCGTTGCGGAAGATTTTGGAAGAATGGGAGTTTTCTCTACAATGCTTGAAGCGTTTACCCTTTGCTGCGCTCAAATGGAGCGTGAAAACATCACGAAAAGGACTTCTAGTGGCAGAGCCATCAAGGCTGCAAGCGGCGGCTATAGTGGTGGCAAGGCTCCGATGGGGTATGAGGTTAAGGACGGGGAACTTTCAATCAAAGAGGATGAAGCAATAATCGTTCGGCGTGTTTTTGAATTGCGTGATGCTGGCAATACAATTCGTGGCGTAGCAGACAAATTGAATGAAGAAGGTTACTGCGGCAGAAATGGAAAGCCGTTTACATCTAGCACAATTCAATCCATTCTTGGAAACAGAAAGACCTATGAGGGTTATTACCGTTACGGCAAAAGCGATGAATGGGTAAAAGGAAAGCAAAAACCTATTTTATAAAAAATACGGAGGACGTTTTTATGATTGAAAAGAGGGTTGAAGATTCAACTGCTTGCAATGCGTTTATGAAGAACGCAACTGCTGTAATTCTTGAGTATGTGCTTGAAGTGGGAATTGATAAAGCTGTTGAAGATTGCGTTAAAGATAGCGAAATTGTTCATTGTTTTCCTCATCTTGAATCTTACGCAAAAGAACACGGATTTATCTGACCCGCCAGACATGGTATCGGATTGCTGAACAGAGAAAGGCTGGATAATATGCAGGGAGAAGAACTGATTGTTAAGAACGGAAGCATTACGCTACGGTCTATGCTTGACTTTGGAGGATTCCTTGAAATCAAGCGGTTCTTGGAAGCTTGCCATTCGGAAAACTGCACCGTGACCTTTGCAAATGAGGAAATTGTTGTTTTCCCGAATGAATACGATGCTGCTAAAGACGCTTTCGTTTTTATTTACGGTACGCTGGCAGAAAGACATGACGTTATCGAAAAGTATCTCCGCTACAAGTTGATGCTTGGGGATGAAGAGCCGAAGCCTACTTTATATAACCAGCGAAAGGAGTAGCTTATGGACAACTTTAATGCCATTTACAAGATTCTCAAACTGCTGGATAAGCACAAGGGCGATGAAGAATTTGACTATGAGCTTATCTCTGCAAAGGCTATGAAGATGAAGGTCTCAGAATGGGAACAGATTATGATTGAACTGCAAATGAACGGTTTCATTCGCGGTCTGGTCTACACGCAAGACCTGACGAACAAGTTCCCACATATCGTAGAGCCGATTCACCCGCAGATTACCTTGAAAGGCATGGAGTACCTTGCCAACAACAGCTTTATGAAGAAAGCGGCAGAAGCATTGAAGATGGTAGGTGATTTTATCTGATGGACAATTTCAAGGTCATTTACAAGATACTTAAATTTCTTGAATCATCTCTTGACTACGAACAGACCGATATTGACGCAATCAGCCCGGAACGGTTGCATATCACTCGTGAGCGTTGGGAACAGCTGCTCATTATGATGCAGGACAACGGGTATGTGACCGGAATTGTCTGCACTCGCACGGCATCGGATGATAAGCGACACATCGCAGAGCCTATCAAGCCTGTTATCACGCTCAAAGGGCTGGAATACCTGTCCGAGAACACGTTTATGAAAAAGGCTGCGAACCTAGTTAAAGGCGTCAAGGACACGATTCCGGGGATTTGAAATTGTTCGCAACCTAGAATAAAACCGAATATTTGATTTTTGTGCAGTTGTAGGCACTCTTTACATTTTCAGGTAGGGGGTGCCTATTTTTTTATGCAGCCAAAGCAGTGTGTCGCCATCATCGACAGCATCAAAGCGTATGCAAAGCAGAATCCGACCGAAGCACAGGTCTACGAGGACTGGTTTCAGGCGGTGGTGAACCTGAGAGATGCCCTGCCGCAGGACAAGCGGTTTGATGCCTACAAGTACTCTGGTGAACTGCGCTCCGTCTGTGCAGCCATGATGGGCAAGATGAAAACAGGCGAGGACGTGGCGAAGGTCTATGATATTATCAGCCGGACGTACCTGTTTGAAGCAAAAGATGTGTTCGACAGCTATTGCATCTACCTTGAATGGAACCGTGCGCCGGAGAAGAAGTTCTATCAGCCGCGCAGACGTATTCTCCACACGCTTGTTAATGACCTAGAGGATTTGTTTTTCCATCGTGTAGATTTCTTGGGAATCTCGATGGCTCCGAGAACTGGAAAATCAACTCTTTGTATATTTTTCATCACATGGCTGATGGGCAACCGCCCTGACGTTGCATCGGTTATGAGCGGGCACTCCGACAAGCTGACCAACGGCTTCTACGGCGAAGTGCTGTCCATCATCACTGACCCTGTTACCTACAACTGGGGCAAAATCTTCCCTGACGTTCAGCTTGTGGATAAGAGCGCAAAGGACGAAAGCGTTGACCTGAACCGGAAGAAGCGTTTCCCCACCCTGACTTGCCGCTCCATCGGTGGTACGCTGACTGGCGCTGTTGAAATCGGCGAGGGCGGCGTTTTGTACAGCGATGACTTGATCGAGGACTTGGAGGAAAGCCTGAACGTTGAGCGTCTGAACAACAAGTACGATGCCTACTTGAACCAGTTGAAAGACCGTAAAAAGCAAGGCGCATTAGAGTTGATGGTCGGCACACGCTGGAATGTGCTTGACCCTCTGGGACGCATCCAGAACCAGTATGCAGACAACCCAAAATACCGATTCCGAGTGATTCCTGCGGTGGATGAGAACGGACACAGCAACTTCAACTATGACTACGGTGTGGGATTTGACGATGCCTACTATGCCGATATGAAAGCCAGCATTGATGATGCAACATGGTGGGCAAAGTACATGGGCAAGCCCTATGTGCGTGAAGGTCTGCTGTTCCCAGCAGATGAACTGCGGTATTTCAATGGAGTTCTGCCTGACGGAGAGCCTGATCGTAAGCTCATGGTCATGGATATCGCATGGGGCGGTGGCGACTTCACCGCCTGTCCTATCGCCTATGTGTACGGTGATGCTGTGTTTATTCCTGACCTTGTGTTCAACAACGGCGATAAGACCGTCACCAGACCAGAGGTCGTTGGCAAAATTATCCAGCACAAAATCAACGTAGTGCGTGGCGAAGCCAATAACGGCGGTGACGAATATTGTGACGTGGTAGACAGCCAACTCCGGCAGCAAGGCTATCACTGCTCTGTCCGCAGCCAGCGTGCACCCAGCGGTCAAAGCAAGCTGTCAAGAATCATCCAGTATGCTCCGGACATCAAACGGTTCTATTTCCTTGACGAAAAACACCAGTCAAAAGAGTACAAGGCGTTCATGGAACAGGTGACGATGTTCACGCAGCTTGGCAAAGTTCCGCACGATGATGCACCGGACAGCCTGGCACAGCTTGCCGATGAATTGTATAACGGAATCAGTAAAATTGAGCCTGTCAAGAGGCCTTTTTGATTAAAAACACAATATATTGTGTTCGCTGGGTCTATTTATTTGATTTCACCACTTGACAAGGCTTATAATGTACACAGGAAGTTTTGCAGCTTCCCTTAAAGGAATAGCTTGCACGCGGGGTTTTGTCATTTTACCCGCGTGCGTGTCAACAAGCATATTCCTCCTTTCACCGGTGGAGGTTTGTCACTCTTTCCCTTCACCGGGCTTTATATGTTGCGTTTCCGATTGATTGGGGAATGCCAGCCTGTCTCCCCCACGGCTGGCGAGCAACGGTTCGATTCCGTTACGCAGCACAACCATCTTCTTTGCGTGGCTTTCTATTCTCTGAATCCTCTACCGCTACTCCCGGCTCTCGATGCAATGGTTAGGCATGACATTGCAAAGAGCAGCGGTTAACCAATCAAGCCGGGTTTTTATGTTGCATTAGCTCAGTCAGGCTAGAGCACCCGGCTCATAACCGGGCATACACTGGTTCAAATCCATTATGCAGCACCAAAATTGTAGCCGACCCGCTTTACGTCTGTCCGACAACTGAATGCAAGGGCTGCAATGGTTTTCTTCGGGCGAAGAATAGCACGGCTGGAAGTGCGAATAGTTTCCCAGTAGCTTCCAACAGGTCTGTGCTCAACAGCCTGTTTCCAGAAATCCAACGAAAGGAGCACAGATGGTAGCAAAAGTCAGATGCAAGCGTCCCCGAAAAGACGCAAACGGCAATTCGTGTGATTGCGGACGTTATCTTGGCGAAGTAGAAGGTAAGTTTTCCCTTCTGTGTCCTCTTTGCCATTGGATTACAATTGGAGATTCCAACCTTCCAAAAGATACATGGGTATCCGTACCAAAGTTTAAAAACTGAATAGCTTTTGAAGCGCAGTTGTAAGCGCAGTGAGATAAACCTTAACAGGTTTGTCTTGCTGCGCTTTTTATTTTGCCGGAAAGGAGGAACGCATGGCTGAGTATCAGATAGTTGTTGACGGTTTTTTGAATAATCCATTGACCGGGCGTAGACCGATTGAAACGCCAGAGACGGAAATCAATCGGGCGAACGTGTTGAAAGTGGTTATGGGCAAGTCGGAGCCTATTCATCTGCTAAACAAGGACGAGATTCGCTTTCTGCACAACTACTACTTGGGTAGCCAGCCTGTCCTCGAACGCACGAAGGAGTACCACGCCGAAATCACCAACCGCATTGTGGAGAACCATGCCAACGAATGCGTTGGCTTCTACACAGGTTACATGAGCGGCACTCCATGCTCTTATGTGCGGTCTGAAACGGCAACAGGTGATGGTGAGGAAATCGCTCGGCTGTCAAACGCTTTGCAGTATGAGGGCAAGGATGCGCTTGATCGGTGGCTCTGGCAGTGGATGTTGGAGTGCGGACAGGGATACCGCATTGTTCTTCCTGACAAGGGATACAACGGCAACTACCCGGACGAAACGCCTTTGTTGGTGGATGTTCCAGACCCGGATATGGCGTATGTGATTTACAACTCCGGCATCGGACACAAGCCCATTGCCAACGTGCTGCACATCCCACGCAATTATCAGAACGACCTGAACGACTTGATTTGCGTGTATACACCAAACCAGTATTTTGAAATCGACAACGGCAAGGTCACAAAATCGGAAAACCACTCTCTGGGAATGCTGCCGATGGTCGAATACAAGCTGAACCCAGAGCGGATGGGTTTGTTCGAACCGGCTATCCCTGTTCTGGATGCCATCAACGACCTTGAAAGCAACCGTTTGGACGGTGTGGCGCAGTTCATTCAGTCCATCATGGTGTTTACCAACTGCCTTGTGGACGAGGATGCGCTCAACAAGGTCAAGGAACTGGGCGCAATGTGCCTGAAGTCCACTTCTGGCCTGCCCGCATCCGTTTCGCAGATTGCCAACGAGCTTGACCAGCAGCAGAGCCAGACCCTGCTTGATTCTATGTTGAACGTGTACCGCAGTCTGACTGCCATGCCTAGTGCCACTGGTAGCGAGAATGCAACGTCTGACAACGTGGGCGCGGTTATCGTTCGCAATGGCTGGAATCACACCGAAGCAAGGGCGCAGCAGTACGAGAATATGTTCAAGTACGCAGAACGCCAGAGCCTGTCTGTGATGCTCAAAATCCTGCGTGATACGGCTGGTTCTAAGCTGATGGCAAGTGACATCAACATCAAACTGCCCCGCCGTCAGTACGACAACCAGCAGAGCAAGGTTCAGATTTTTGCACAGATGTTGCAGCAGACCATTGACCCGCAGTTGGCGTTCACCACGCCCGGTCTATTCCCCGACCCGCAGGCTGCTTATGAAATGAGCAAGCCCTTCCTGATTGCTGCTGGCAAGCTTGGCGAGGACGGAAAAGCACCGAAGCCGCAAGAGAAGCCCAAACAGGATGTTACCGACACAAATGTCGTGAACATGGCAGACAAACAGCCTACCGATACCAATAAAGAAACAAAGGGCGAATAACCCTTTGCCATAAACACGGCAGGGAAGCCGGGATACAAATTTCGCAGCGTTGCAGGGAAGCAACGGTAAAAAAACGCAGGAGGAAATTAACGATATGAAACTCAATGTGTTGCTTGGTGATGCCTACAAAGAGGGCATGACCGCCGATGAAATCATTTCTGCGCTTGAAAAGGTTGCAGACCCTAGCGCAGAGGTCGAGAAGCTGCGCAACGCCGTGACGAAAGCCAATGGCGAAGCTGCTGAGTACAAGAAGCAGCTCAAGGCAAAGCGTACCGATGACGAGAACGCCGCGCAGGAACAGGCTGACAAGCTGGCAGAGATGCAGA